ACCCAAGGATGACCTCGTGAAGGATCTAGTCGGTAATCGTGTGTCGCAGGGTAGCTTTGTTGGTGTGGCTGGGATGGATGGAAGCATGCACGTCGCGCGAGTCGAGGCGATCGGCTCTTCTGGATGTCGCGTGACCCGGCTCCGCCCGCAGTTCCGTTCTGATTCGAGCGCAGTTGTGGAGATCGAGCCGTTCCTCTACACCCACGTGGGGCCTGTGGTGACTCTGACGTTGCCGCCGGATTTCGAAGGGCTGTTTCTTGCTGCGATCAACAAGACGCTTGAGCCTCATGGGATTGAGCGCTTGGGCAACTGGCTAACCTCAAAGACCTGGTAGTTTCTGCCATAACCCCCACAGGGCAGCAATAACTGCCCTGTGGGGGTTTCTTGCGTCTAAAAACTATACGTTGTCCGAGCTGTTGGGGCAGAGGCATTCAAACGCCAATGCCCGGCAGCAAAACTGCACCTCCTGAAGATTGCCCCACCTGTAAGGGAATGGGCACAATTGAGGTAGATGATGAAGATTGAACTCGGTTCTCGAATCTACGTAGCACCTGGAACAGGCTTTGATAACCCATTTACGGGTAAGATTCACTTAATAGGTCCAAATAGAATTATCGGAGCTGACTACGACGGTCTTCTCGAGACCGGCAAGGTATACAAGTTAGTAAAGAGAGAAAACGGGACAATTATGCTCTGCCCTGTAGGGCAGTCGATTGTCATGGAAGACGACTTGGTAGCGAAGCTACTGAACACTCCCGTCACGGGAAACAGTAGTTCGGGGTTCTCTTTCCAAGGTATTTTAGGACTGAGGCGCCAAGCCACTGAATACGCCCAAAGGTGGCTTCATCTCGTCTTGATGACGCGGTACAACTTGCGAGAAGCCCTAAAACAGACTGTAGGGAACTCTACAGCATTCTCGTCGAAATTGGTCAAGAAGCACGAAACAGGCGATGTGATTGATGAAGACCTCGCACGCGTTGAGGTCGATTTGATGCGAGAACTCGTGGAAATCGTGGAAATAGGGGAAAGCCGTGGAAAGATCTGAACTTCGGACTCAGTTGGTTGACGTGATCTCTATTCCTTCAGACTTTATGCTTCGATTGCAGGAAGATGGGCAGAAAGACCCTTTTTTCCGCGATAAGTATACCTGCATTAAAGTAGATCCCTACGGTAGCTTCGTTCCTTCTGACAACCGCCGACCCATTGTGGTGATATCTGCAGGCTACTCGTGTTGGTACGAACGATACGGCACGAACGATATAAATCTCAAATTCAACATTTCTAAGAGCTGGAGACTTCAAAATCACTCTAAGCTGAAGAACTCTGCTTCTAGAGCTGCGGTAGCTTCTCAATCCCTACTGGAGGTGGGGGGACATTTTGATCTGAGATGGTACGGCGAAAACCATGATGCTGACGATTCTCGAGTACGCACCTTACTACAGAAAATGTTCAACTTCAAAAGCGAAGGATCCACGCCAATGATCCTAAGCCACGAAGAGCTGGCAGTTCTGACTCTGGCATTCCTACGCAAAGGCGCGAATAATCACTGCGCAACGCAGCTCGATAATGCCATCCCAGGGTTATCCGCTTTACTATTCTTCGAATACTTCAGACATCATCTTGCGCAAACCGTCATCCAAAGACACACCTGGGAGAAGAGCCGGGACATAAAGTTTACGTCAGCACCGAATCCTCAGATACATACAATTCCCGATGCTGTGAAGCAGGTCGAGGGTAGTGCGAAGGAAGCCATCATGAGCTGTAAAGTCCTCCCTAAGTTGTTCTTCGCGTAGGAGTACTGGTGGCAGCACTCTCTAGATTAACCACAAAAACCAACTTACCTTTCATCATTCAGCTGAATGATGGACAGAGGATTATCCTATTCACAACTAATAGGACCTCCTGTGAGATTTGGTTTCCCGCCAAAGAAATAAAGACAGATCTAAAGGAGCTGTCATGCAAGTCGCACAAAAACTCGCCTGAGCTCTTTCACGATGTCTCAGTAGTCGCAGTCTTTTCCATCATCCGAAAGCATGGCGGTCTGTGCGAGAAGCGACATCCCAATGGAATGCCCGTGAAGCTGAATCATGGATTAACTGAAATTGAATTGATAGCTGAGAACTTTGACTTCGCCATTTAAGGGGTGATACATGCGGTTTGGCCAAGCAGTCTCTTTGGTAGAATGCGTTCACAAGTCACAGAGCGTTAAGCAGACGATCTTTCTGCTGGGCCCACCGGGAATCGGAAAGTCGTCCGTAGCCAAGGAAGTTGCACTAAGGAATGCCGGTGAGCAAATCGAGGTAGTCGTTGTAGACCTCTCGAATTGCCTTCCAGAGGACCTGAATGGTCTTCCGAAGACTGATGGGGATGTGATGAAGTTCATCCCCGACGAATGGCTGCACAAGCTGTGCAACCCGGAGGCGAACGCCATCCTGGTCCTGGATGATCTTGCCGCTGCGTCATCCACGATTCAGGTCGCGACTCGACAGCTGGCGCTGGACAGGAGGATCCACAATCATGTACTCGGACCCAAGGTCACGATCATCGTGACAGGCAACCGCGCAACCGATCGTGCCAAGGCCTCCATGCTTCCGTCCCACTTTCGGAACTCGGTCCTCCAGATTGTCATGGAGCCCGACTTCGATAGCTGGTCTGCCTGGTATCGCGCACAGGCTCCTCGAGTGAACTTGCTCGTCTTGGCGTTCCTGGTCTTCGCTCCAAAGCACTTCAGCACGCTGCCCTCTGATGCTGATGAGCTCGGCAGCTTCGCCACACCTCGGACCTGGGCCATGCTGGGTCAGCTTCTTCCCATCATCATGCCTCTGCAGGATGAGACCATCCTTCATGAAACGGTCGTTGGGCTGGTTGGCACGGGAGTCGGTTCCGAGTTCCTAGCCTTCCTGCGTCTACAGAAAGACATAATTCCTCCTGCAGATATTCTGCGGGATCCACAAGCAGCGATTCCAAACCCGGAACAGGTAGAGCGCTCACTTCTAGTAGCGTTTTGCTACTCGATCGTGAGTGCAGTCGTCACTAACAGAGCGGAGGGAGGGTTTTACAACTTAAGCAATCTGGTGGCGGCGCTGTTGCACCTCACTCAGAATAAGCGGGATATCTTCTCCTTCAGCTTCTTTCTAGTTGAGTCACTGGGCGGGCTTGAGCTGCGGAGAGACTTCGCTAGAGTGGTAGCAAAGATGGCAAAGATGAATCCACAGACAATGACTGTCGTAAGACAACTGTCTGACGTGATGAACTCGTGAGCGCAGTCGAAGATCTTCAGAAAAAATGGGAGACCTCGCTGGTGATACTGGGCGTGGTCTCCCCCTTCTACTCCCATTTGCTCTACAAAGCGGACGTTCAGTTCGTTGAGGAGTCCATTACTGCACGAGTTAACTCATCACTAAAAATCACATTCGGTGTTGAGTTTGCCCGCGCGCTCACGCAACCGCAGTTCACTGCGATCTTGCTGCACGAAATTCTGCACCCTCTTCTCGGGTTTCATGCTCGAGCTACAGGTAAGGATGAGAAGGCGTTCAATATTGCACATGACTACATTGTGAACGGCTTCATTGCAGAATTAAGTACAAAAACATGGAAAGATAAGCCGGTTATACAGTTGGTTGAAGGTATGTGTTACCACGAGCCATGGGCCTCGCTGACTGCGGAAAGCGTGTACAGTATCCTCGCCGAGGGTAAGGCTGAAGCTGACGAAAACGGGGAGCCCTTCAAGATCCCTTGTTGGACATCCGACGGAGAGGTTCTGGGAGACTACGATCAATTTTCTGGAGACATAGAGCCCGAGGAGCTTTCGGGCACAGATGCCCGACTCTGTGAAGAGAGATACAAACAGTACCTCTCGGAAGCAGTCCTTGTGGCGAGACAGCGGGGGGACTCGGTAGGTCGAATTGAAAAGATGGTCAAAGAACTACTGACTCCAGTTATCACTTGGGGTCAGTTCCTACGCTCCTATGTGGGTCCGATACTCGGGGGATCGGAGTGGAGCTATGCACGACCATCTCGCCGTAGTGAAGCTGTTGGAGAGTTTCTACCCCGGGAGCGCAAGTCCGCTCGTGCAGTCCTTACAGTCCTGTGGGATACGAGCGGTTCCATGGATGGAACCCATGATTTCATCTTTGTCGAACTACGGCAGTTAGCTCTGGAGATGAGGCACTCGATCCGGTTCATTCAGTGCGATACCACAATTCACGCCGATGAGATCATTACCGCAGATACAGAATTAGTTAAGATAAGAGGATACGGAGGATCAGACTTTAGCCCAGCGTTCTCACGATTAAGTGAGGAGGGAGAGGATGTCTACGTTATTGCCATGACAGATGGCGATATCACAATACCGCATCAAATGCCGGAACACGTTCTTGATGTTCTGTGGGTGCTCTCCTCCACATATATGAATATCAGACGTTACAAACCGAAATACGGAGAGGCTATCGCTGTCGACCTGGAAACAAAACAAGTGAGGAGGGTTGGATGAATATCATCCTGAAAAAGAAGCCCGTAGCTACAGAAGCAAAGCGACTAAACCTGCCGTTCACAGTGGAGGATACCTGTCCCAAATGTGGAGGGACAGAGATTAAGGACTTTAGCACTACACATCACCTAGACTACCCGAAGATACCGGGCATCTCGGAAGTGTACTTCTGCTGTAGTAATGATGAGTGCTACCACGAATGGGAGCGGCAGGTCAAAATCTCTATCGTTGTGGAGGAAGCGTGAAATTTGATCGAGATAACAAGATTCGCCTTCTGGATCACGGACACGTCTTCGTGGTCGACAGACTGGGCAGCGATGCATCAATCGAGGAGGCAGCTCGGCTGTCCTACAAGGGACAACGCCCAATCACGGAGACTCGAAATCTGCTTCGCTATCTGATGCGGCATCTCCATACTTCGCCTTTCGAGCAGGCAGTTATCTCCGTCAACATGAAGATGCCGATCTTTGTGGCAAGGCAACTGGTGCGCCACCGCACCCAGGCCTTGAACGAGATCAGCGCACGGTACACCACCCTACCCACGGAATTCTACATTCCGGAGGTCGAGCAGGTATGTCATCAAAGCTCGAGCAATAAGCAGGGGCGCTCTACTCCTGTCCCGGAAGATCTCGCACACAACTTCCGGGAAGAGCTGTGGTCTTCCTCACAAACGGCATTTGAGCTGTACGAAAAGATGACCTTTAGGGGTATCGCGAGAGAGACGGCTCGGCTGTCTCTACCAGTCAATGCCTACACAGAATGGCAGACGACGATCAATGCCCACAATTTGATGCACATGATGCTTCTGCGCCGAAGCAAACACGCGCAGTGGGAGACACGTCAATATGCATATGCACTCGAGCAGATTTTCCAAGATTGGCTTCCAGTCACTTACGAAGCCTGGATGGATTACCGAGTAAATTCCTGTGCGTTCTCTGCTGCCGAAATGGAGATTATCCGTGCCGCCCTCGACCAATCCAAGCTCACGAAAGCGATCGAAGAAGCCAACCCCGAGCGAATCAGCGCCAGAGAGCTCAAGGAACTCCTTAGTAAGCTTAGTGGTGAGTCAGAAAGCTGAGGATTTGAAGAATGTAAAAGATAAGCTTGATGATTTTGTCTATGAAGCAGCCGTAGATCAAACGCTAACGGAACAGATTAACCAACGAGTATTAAAGAGACAAAAGAGACTCCTAACCAAAATCAGTGACCCCAAGAACGAGTTAGCGTCTCTCATTCTGACCGAAGCCGCCACAGGATTTATTCCCGACATTATACGGGGGGAACTTTCCTCAAGGATCCAATCTATCGTTGAGAGTCGGATCAACGAACTAGTGGAGGAAGGGCAGCTTCCCTATGAACAGGTGATCGAGTCAATCATTACCAAGGAGGTAGTTGCATCTGCCATTCCTCGGGTGATTGGAGTTTACACGGATCGAATTGACGCCTTGATTCAAGAAAGGCTGGTAACAGAAGTTCTTCCTTCGATCGTAGAGGATCGCGTAGAGCTGCACCTTGAGATGCTGGAAAAGAATGGGATCTCCATTGGTAAGATAAAACGAAAGCAGATTAAGAGGTCGCTCCTAATCGCCGTAACGCACCACGCTAAGTCCTCATCGTTTGCACAGCTTGTACGATAGCCTGGAGCTACAGATGCCAAACTGGTGTACAAATCACCTCGAGATTACGAATCCACCGAAGGAACTTCGTGAGCGTATCGATAAGCTTGTAAACAACGAGAACGACGAGGGTGGGCTTCTACAGTTCTTCTTTCCAATGCCCAAGGAGATCCGTTTGACCCGGAGTGGGGCTAACTGGCTACCGAAAGACGGGTCGAAGAAGATACCCAACGAGAATTACCCCGAAGAGGATTTAATTCAAGTTCGCGCGTGGCTCGAGGATGAGGACGGGAACGCTTGGTATGACCCCAAGGTATTCGAAGCCTTGGTTGAAAAGTACGGGGTCTCGAATTGGTACGACTGGGCCCTACAGTGGTGGGGTACAAAATGGGATGTGACTGACATAAAAGTTCTGGATCAAGATGACGCCACCATCGAAATTGAATTCGATACTGCATGGTCTCCGCCCATTGAGGCGATTGCGAATTACCTCACGGGTGACGATATTCCCAAGGACATGCGGATCGAGCTTGGATACTACGAGCTCGGGATGTGTTTCGCGGGAAGCAAGACCTGGGAGGGAAGAAAGCAAACGGATACAAAAGATCTCGGTATGGAGCCCAACATCTCCCTCGAGGATTTACAGGATATTTCCACATGGCATCGAGATGCCTTGGATGTCTTCATTGAAGATCGAAAGATCTTAGATAACAAAGAGTAGAAACTGGGCCTTCGGGCCCTTTTTTAAATTACACTAAAAGCAGTAATAAGTATTGTGGCCTTGACTATAGGAGGGCCAAGTCATGTCGTTTTACGAAGATTGGAAGAAGAAACACGAAGACGCCTTCAAGATCGAGTTCGCTGAGCTGCTACCTGTTCTTCGGGAACGCGGTATTACCTCTGTCCACACCACGTACCATGGTGGCGGGGACTCGGGAGACTACGAAGACCCGACATTCAATCCGTCAGATCGCGTGATTTCGGATCCAGCTCTGATCAACTGGGTCTCATCGGTCCTGAGCAATGCCGTCTCTCTGTTCTTCGAGGGATGGGAGAACAACGAAGGCGGCAGAGGGGAGGTTACGATTGATGTAGACGCGAAGAAAATTATAGTTAATCATGATCAGTACGATATCGTGACCCTCTCCTCCATCCGTGTCTATGGTGCCGACAAGGGGACTGCGGAGATTGAGAACATAATCTCCGATATTCAGTCCCTCAATACTGAGATGAACACTACACGCAAAGCTCAAGAAGAATCGTTAATCAAACTTCTTGCAGAGTTCCTGTTCAAGACAGGAAGGCGTGTCTACGTGCGGAACTACATCCCGAGCTACAATGATGGAGACCTCTGCCTTCCCACCTGGTCTACCATCATGCTAACTCCGGGATTTTCTGTGGACTGCGATACGTGGGTCACCAATGAAGGAAAGGAACTCACTGTGTTGAGAGAGGAAGACGAGGATGATGATCAATCAATTAGATTAGAGGAGGTCAAGGCATCTCCTTACAATTCGTTTACTTTCTATGACGAGACCTACAAGCTCACGCCCGAGCAAGAAGAAAACCGCCAACTCGATGTATTCATTAGCGAAATCGTAATGAAATATTGGGAAGCCATTAAAGATGCGTGGAACGTTGTTGGTACCGTCTTCAGCACTGATGGGAAGACTCTTCAGTTCGACCTTTCAGAATGCGCGGACGGCTGTTGAGTGCCAGAAGGCTGTTTGACTCGAGCTTAGTACTTGAGGGCTTACCGAAAGGCGCCATCAAGTACTGCTCCATGCAATTTGCGGATAAGAATCTGCCAGCCGAAGTCATGGACCTCATACATCGCATGGCTGAAGGGATTAGCGATCCTCGAGTCTCCTACAACCGAAGAGATCTGTGCGAGGGTGAACTCTTCGGTCACGGGAGATGGCATCGCGACGGAAGAGAACAAGCAGATGAGATCCACCGCCTCTTCACCCTCGGAGGTACGCCTACTGAGGGAGAGGGCGGTCAGATCCTCCACCCCGGAACAGTCTGGGAATACTCAGGGCGGTTTGAACACCGCGCTAGGCCAGCAACGCAGTCATGTCAACGGCTGATGTTGCGCATCTCTCAGACTTCTATACCGTATCGGAACCACTGGCAGAACCTCTGGTAACGAAGGAGGGGCCCCTAATGGGGCCCCTCCTTGACATTACTGAATCTTAGTCTTTAGCTTAAACACACCAGCAAGAATGATGGCGATTAGCAAAGCAGCGCTCCCGGCGTAGAACTCTACGGCGAAAAGAGGGGATCCATCTTCAGTAGAGACTGCAACAGTGGCAGTCGGCTCTCCAGGAGGAACCTCACCCTGCGGAACCTCAATGGCAATTGACTTTACGGCCTCCATAGGATCCGCAGGCGCGGGCTCAGTAGCAGGAACCTCACCAGGAGGAACCTCCGTAGCAGGGGCCTCAACCAGAACAGGAGTCTCAGGTGACTTCTCGTCCATCTCAATCTCCAGAGTTCGGACCATGCTGGTCCTTTTTGGGACACGAGAAGCCTACTTCGAAGAGTGATCAGCGTCCATTCTCCCAGAATAGCGATCGATGGCTGTTTGTGAAAGATTCCACAAATACAGCAATAAGAACCATAGCCCAAGGAGGCATTATGATCCCTAAAGCAATCGCTAAAGCTGTGTATAGGCTACAAAGTCACATCCTTCCCAAACAGACCGTGAACTTGCACCCAGGACTTAGGCTTGCAACAGATGAGGGAGATACCGTAGTTTATATTGAGGCCGCTAATCGTTTTGCATCCTTACAGATCATCTATGATGATAAGAAACTAGAGAAGAAATCTCTAGATGGGCATATCAGCTACGAAGATATTAAGAAGCTCATCGATGGGAAAATTGCCACAAAAGATATCAAACTCTCAGTGATGCCGGCAAACTGGCCCGATATTCAAGAAGTGTTGAATAAGGCTAATGCAGTACGAGAGCCCCCAATCGGAATACTGACGATCGAGGATAGTTGTGTAAGCCCGAGCTCGTTGCTCATGGCTGCAGAGATTCTATCCGCGCTTGACCTTGACCCTGAAGTTCGAGTCAGCATTACGCACGAAGCCCCGCGCTCACCCATATGCTTCCATGTTAGATTGGAAGATGCGTCGCCTCCCATGGAGGTCACGCTTCAACTAATGCCGTTAGAGCCGCGGAGTTCGTGATGGATTTTGAAAAAGCGCTGGAAGAGGCCATAAGAACACTACGGGCAGACAGGGCTACCCAGCTTCTGAATGCTCTTCTGTGGTGGGCAGAGACTCAAGATCTGCCAACAACGGAACTTATGAAACTCTGCCAAGAGTTTGAACAATACGAAAGTGATGTAGATAACTTCCACTACATCCTAGAGGAACTGGAAGTAGACAATATCCAGGAGGCTGCGAAGAAGGCAAAAGATATGAAAGCTACTGTGGATGAGAACGAACTGGAAATAGACAGACTACGACTCCTTCTCGACAGGAATGAAATACCATGGGAAAGCATTTAAAGTGTGATCGCTGCGGCGGCCCAATGGGCGTATACCGCATGTCCTGGTTCAATCGGGATGAGATCTGCAGGAATTGCATGGCTGTAGAAGAAGTTCATCCTGATCTTCAGAAGGCAATCGACGCAGATACCGAGGCATGTTCCCGCGGAGACTACAACTTCAAGGGGATCGGATGGCCTGGTAAGGATGGGCGTGTCTCGTGAGGCGTCTAACCCCTGAAGAGCTGCGGGTTGAACTGACGCATATTGGAGAAGACGCTGCTTACATAGAGGCGGTAGTTGAGACTGTCTCGTCCGGTCTCATGGGTGCGTTTATGGAAGATGGAGAAATCTACTATGTCTAACTATGATGCCTCCAGCATCACAGTTCTGGAGGGATTGGAAGCGGTACGTAAACGCCCAAGAGGGACCAGTGAATGACGACAACAATCTCTCTACCACAAAAGGAAAAATGATGTCTCTCCGGTCAGCACTTTCAAAAAACCCGTCCCATATAGATCTGATACCTATAGTTCTATCGATAGGTGTGGTAGTCGGATGGGGCACAAAAGAAGTGTATACACAGGCTTATTATAGGGTAATAGAACTCGGTAACGATAAAGAATTAGAATCGGACGACAAGACATACGATTGCATGGCAGGGTACTGCCTCAACGAGTCTGAAAACTCGTTGATTGAGCGTGGATGTAAACAGGACCAGTACTTCGGTCCCAGTGGCTGGGAGTGTCCTTCAACTCCTTGGTATCTAGATGCTCATGCAATTACTTGCTCTGGAGTGGTCGTTGAGGTCATAGCCTCATTTCGAAGACATGCATGCAAAGCAACACAAATGAGGAAACATTGTCAGGACATCTTCTCGGACGAATGCAATAAAAAGCAAACAGAGTGCGAAGAGAAGTATGCGCTTGAGTTCTACAAAAAAATGAAGGCTGGGGTTGATGCTGAGATTCTCGCTCCGTATCCAACTGGTGATATTCCGGACCCGATGGTTTCAGAACAGGTGTTTCTGAGTTGGAAGGGTAAAGGTCCCGAGGATAAGTTTAACTATATTGACTCTAACTGGTTTGATGCAACGTCCGAAATCGCATTTGAGCGTGGGTGGAGGGAGGTATCTGACTACTCGCCAGAGGCGAGTTTCTTTAAGACTTTTCACAAGATAACTCTCTCACATCCGAACATTGTAGGATTGCGGATTCTCTCGGACCAACCTAACGCAAGACTTCTCGAGCAAATACGAACTCTACATCCCGAGCGAACACAGCTTTGTAACCCCGTGATTATGCAGGATATGTTTTCAGGAGATCATCTCTCGAAGAAAGACAAGAAGAGTGAAGATGGCAAGTAAAAGAATGCTGGAGTCACTAGAGCTCGACCCTACTTTGTGGGGTCGAGCTCTATCTAAGGTGGCTTCATCTCTGGAAGAAAAAGATGGCTGCCAGGTGTATATCGGACACACAAATAAGCGAAATGGTTATGGCTCTTTCTCTCTTTGGGTTAGAGGCGCTGACCGCAGCCAGGTATTTTACGCGCATCAAGTAGCGGCGGCCCATGCTTGTGGACTGACCGCTCCGAGCGACGGAGTAATCATGCACTCGTGTGATAATCCCGCGTGCTGCAATCCAGCTCATCTGTCAGTCGGGACTCAGGCTGAGAACTTGGCCGATATGCGAAAGAAGGATCGCCACGCTCGAGGGGAACGGGTTCCAAACTCTAAACTCACGGCTGAGCAGGTTCGCGAGATCCTGTCTCAAGGGGACTCGGTACCTGCGCGGGTGTTGGCTGTCCGATTTGGCGTACAACCGAGACAGATTCATCGAATTCTTCGAAGAGAGCGATGGAAGCACCTCTACAACGAGTTTGTCGATGGCTGATTACAACGCAGAATCAATTTCAATCCTTGAGTTTCCTGAGAACGTGCGTTGCCGAGCAGCAATGTACATTGGAGGAACTGACGAGGCGGGCTTCCATCATCTGCTGTGGGAAATCGTCGACAACAGTGTAGATGAAGCCATTAACGGCCACGCAAGGAACATCTCGGTATCGATCGAAGAGGACTTTGCTGAGGTCATCGATGATGGAAGAGGGATCCCCTTCGATATCCACCCAAAGACAAAGACCTCTGCACTTGATGTGATCTTCACCACCCTTCATGCTGGTGGGAAGTTCGGAGACGGCGCTTACAAGAACGCGGGAGGCCTGCACGGAGTCGGGAGTAGCGTGGTCAACGCACTGTCCGAGTTCCTGTGTGTCACCTCCCGCCGTGATGGAAAGGAGGCCGTGCGGGAGTTCTCTCGCGGTTCCCCTGTTGGCAAGCTTGCGCTGTCACCCTCTAAGGGGACTCGAGGTACGACCGTCAGCTTCCGCCCTGATCCTGATATTTTCGGGGATGGATTTAGATTCAAGCCCGACATAGTGAGAGAGCGACTGAAGGTTCGCGCCTACCTCAACCCAGGAGTGCAGTTCACCTTCACTTCGGAAGATGGGGAAGAGGTTTACAAATTCAATGGGGGTCTTGCTGATTATCTGGCCGAGATAATCCAGAATGGCGATAGGCCAATAACGGACTTCCCATTCGTTCTGATCAGTGACGAACCTCGAGTCCAAGTGGCGCTGATGTGGACGGAGGGGACTACTACGGTCACCAAGTCCTTCGCCAATGCGATTCCCACACGAGATGGCGGAACACACGAGAAGGGTACGGATTCGGCGATCATCTCAGCGGTCAAGGACTTCCTCGAGGATCACGAAGCAGTTCCGAAGAGGCTAAAGATCACGCCCGCAGATATTCGCGAAGGACTGATTACTCTTATCAGCGTCTTCGTGGAAAACCCGCAGTTTCAGGGCCAGACCAAGGACAGGCTGAATAATCCAGAGGTTACGAGGAGTGTTGAAGCTGCATTGAAGGGTCCAGTTAGGGACTGGCTTAGGAAGAACCCCAGCCAGAGCACTGCGCTGGCAAAGAGAATCGTGCGAGCCGCACAGGCTCGAGCCGCAGCTCGCGCAGCAAGTGATGCAGTGACACGGGCAACTCCAGTCAGTCGGCTGCGCCTACCGGGCAAGCTGGCAGACTGCAGCTCCAACAGCAGGGAGGCCACGGAGCTGTTCCTTGTGGAAGGGGATAGTGCCGGAGGCTCTGCCAAGCAGGCGCGTGACCGGGAGACTCAGGCGATCCTTCCGCTTCGAGGCAAGATCCTCAACTCAGCGAGCATCACGCTGGCGAAGGCACTTCAGAACGAAGAGCTTCGAAACATCGTAGAGGCGCTGGGATGCGGGATTGGTCAGACATTTGATCTCCGAAAATTGCGGTATGGAAAGGTCATCCTCCTGATGGACGCCGATAGCGATGGCGACCACATCGCGGTTCTTGCCCTCACGTTCTTCTTCCGCTTCCTACCGGAGCTGATCATGGATGGGCGGATCTACTTGGCAGTTCCCCCGCTGTTCCGCGTAGATATCGGGAAGAAGTCCTTCTGGGTAAAGGATGACAAGGCGCTGAACGCACTGCTCGAGAAGTACCCGAAGTCGAATCCAGAGGTCACTCGATTCAAGGGTCTGGGAGAGATGCCACCTGCCATGCTGTGGCAAACTGCAATGGATCCTAAGACTCGTGGGCTGGAACGGGTGCAGATTGCAGCGGAGGATGTGGATATTACAGAAGACACCATTAGTGGATTGATGGGTAAGAGTGCGGAGATCCGCTTTAACCTCCTTATGGACATGCTGCAGGACACACAAGTTTCTGTTAGTGTGTAGATACCGGGCCTTCGGGCCCTTCTTTAGCTGGAGCTTTTCATGTACCGCTCTGAGTCTATCTCCTCGTCAATGTCCTCTGTAAATGGAAAGACCCGCGGATCGTTAGATCGTGAAGCTCGGGTCGATGGTGTCTCTTTAACAGAAAAAATTCGTACCAAGAATGGTAAGATTACGAAGGCTAAGGCCCAGATGCGAAAGACAGCCTCGATCCTAAGCCCGGAAGTTCTGTATTTCTTCCGGGATGAGATGGAAAAGGAGGCAGTACTAACGCCTGGTAGTGCGTTGAAGGCCATGCAGAGCCCGAATCGGACGATGCAGGCACTTGGCCGGGCTGGCGGAAGGCTGCAAGAGATGGCAGCCGGAGCCGCCCCGACGATTCAAAGTATGAATGAAGGGGCTCAGGTAATGGGTCCTGCCTATGCACTTACGACTGCCAAGGCGGATGCGGCAAAGGCACTTCTTCAAAAGATGGGTCTTAGAAAGCGTGTAGCTAATGCAGCTACCTTTGAGGGAGGAGCGAGTCCATTGCCGACAATGAACCCGCTCGACCCTCAAGGACCGCTTGCCAGCAGGGCCGTTGACTACGCAATGTCAGCGTTTTAGCGCATCGATATCTTCTTGAAGCTCTGGAATAGCGAAGAGTAGAAGCCCAAGAATCTTCGGGCCTACCTTCTTCATCTCATTTTTAGCTGACGCCTCTCCAAGCGCATCCATGATGTCTGCTGCGAGGAGAGCGATGTCTTGCGACAGCTCGATCTCCTCCGGGGACTTCCCCTGCTTCATAAGCTGAAGCAGTAGCGGGGATGGGTTGTTGTCATCTCCGACCTGCGTACGCAGAAGTGATGACAGAAGAAGGACGGTCTCAGCGGCGTTGGTTCTGTGTCGAAGGGACATAAAAACTCCGTTTGGAAAAACCACCCAACGTGGATGTAGGGTTATCTTAGATCCCCAAGGCTTCCTTGTCAAATCTCAGGGGTAAACTCGCGAGTCTGAGGTTTCGAACTGGAAGAAGTCACTTCCTCTGGAAGTGATATTTCCAGTTCTTCCACATCGGCAGGACTCGTATAACGCCATGACTGGGTGTTATAGTCATGCCGTTCAACGAGGTTCACATGTCCAAGAAGGTCGTCGTCCGGTCAGCAATCTCCGGAACATCCGCAAATAGCCGTAGAATCTTAGCGGGAGTCACGGCTACCACAGCAGCTCCGTCCTCCATCGGAGATGGGATCGCGCTGCAGAGAAATGAGTTCATTCACCTGCTCTTCAAGGTAGCGGGCACCGATCCAGTCTTTACAGTTCAGGTCTGGTGGTACTCACCCATCAGCGGGATGTGGCATCAGGGAGAGGCTATGAATGTAAATGCCTCAGATATAGCAACCATTGAGGTTCAGGGGCTAAGCCAGATATACTTGCAGGTCACAGCTGTCTCGGGAACTTCTCCCGTTCTTGACGCCTGGGTGGGCTTGGTGGTGCCGGTATGAGCCGCAGAATTTTTCGCCGTAGAAGTGGAATTGTGACTGGAGATCTACTCCAGGATCCTGTTGCAGACATTGCAACGCTCCGCTTGCTTCCCGTTACAGATACAGAAGACGGGCAGCTGATCCTCGTGAAGGACATCAACCGTCTGTTCTCCTTTGTCTATGGGAACTCAGAGACGGACGATGATGAGACAGTCATTGAGCCTACCTACAACTCGAGCGCTGGAAGATGGCACGCGCTGTTCGTAGAGACTGAAGCAGAAGATCCAGTCGCAGCCGTAGAGGCAGAGCCGACACTTGATCTGACTGGCGCTGTCTCGATCGAAGGAGATCTGGTGGTCGACATGGGCGGAGGCGGTGACACTACCGGCTCTGTCATGGTCGGGAGCCACAGCGAGTCTGAGCTGACCGCAATCAGCCTCGAGGGAGCCTGGGCGGTCAATGTCGGCACTGCTCAGCAGATTCCGATGGCTGTGGGCACTAGAGTTCATGTCAGCATCGCTGCGATTGTCAATCGCATTGGTACTCCTGCGCTTGGAGATAATTTCGGGATTGCTTTCAACCTGAAGCCCTCGGGTGGGCTACCCGGAGCAACCTTCTGTTCTGGGAGTTTGGCTGGACCAGACTCCAACAACAGTGAGATCCACATCCAGGCAACAATTCATATAGCTAATACAGGCGGGGGCCTTGCCACGAATAGAAATATCATAGTTCGAGGAACATGCCTGCAGGTGCTAAGCGGGGGTGCTCCTCCCGCAATGAGCGCTATTAGAAAATTTGATACGCTTACGCACTCCCCGCTCTCACTCGGCTCAGGTATGGTTGCTTCAAATGTGGCAGAAACCAATGATCATCTGCAGGTGTCTGTAGAGGCGACTACTAATACTCAAACTCTTGCAAACCACTACGAAGTCACAATCAAGTCGATTGTGATTGACTTTTCAAAAGGCGCTATAGCATAGGAGCGCAGTATGGATAAGATTGCTGCGTACGAGATGCTCCTAGCAGAGCATCCATTGTGGACGGAAGACCATGAGAAGGTTGCAATACTGGGATTTAAGCAATTTGGGCAAGGCTTACAGCAAGTGGGGACGGGAATTAAGAGTATGATCAAACCATTTCGTTCCCCCTTCGAGGCAGCGGCGCTTAAGCCAATGACTAGGCCTCCTACAATCTCACAACGACTAAGGGGATTTAAATATGACATGAACAAACGAGTAGGCCAGGGAATGGTGGATGCCTACCAAGGATTAAACAGAATGTCCCAGACGCCTTTTGGACAGTTTCTGAAAAATCAAGCGATGCCGCCAGGTATGTAAGGTTCTTTTCAAGTCAGGTATCATTAACGTCTCAAAAGTGCAGTAGCATTGGGAGTTTCAAAGTGAACAAACTCGCTGCTTATGACCTGCTTCTTTCTGATCATCCACTTTGGATGGAAAAATCCGCGCTGAGTCCAAATTTTGTTGAAAGAGCAATCTCTAATAGAATTAAAAATATCAACACACTCCCATCAAGTTCACTAAGGACCACTGCTCAAGATCAAACACAGAATCAACTTTGGCGACTTAAGGATCGAGCAGAAAGAGCTTCGGGGGATCTTAGGGAACAGGCTCAAGCTGCCTTAACGGGTCCGGGTGGGATGCGTAATCGTATTCAAAAAGCATCCGCACTTGAGAACAGAGGTCTTGGATACGAGCGTCTGAGGAGTTCCTTTAAACATGGAATTGGATCACTGTATAGAAGCGTGAATTAAAAAGAATAAGAAACAGCTAAAAAGAGCCCCGTCTTACGACGGGGCTCTTAGTTTAGAGGTAGCTGAGCCACTGAAGCTCAGCATACCCATCTCCCAGGACCACCTCGAAGATCCCGATTCGGCTGCCAACCTTCTTGTAGGTGATCACGGGTCGTCCCGGGATTACTCTCATGTCACTTCTGCTCCTCGAAAGCGACCATCTCCTGAACTTCCTCATCCGGGAGAAGGCCGTCAACCCAACGCAGCATCAGTGCCATGCCGCGTCCGAGCTCATTGCCCTTGTCAGCAAGGTCATCCGTACGCCTCAGCATGCGCTCCCGCGATCCCTTCCCAGGGCGCTTGACCCGCGGAGTGCTCGAGCCTGAGTTCTCAGCCTGCTCAACTGAGATCTTCTCGTTGAGCTTCTTGGCCTTGTTGATCCACTCAATCTGCTCTTCCTGGCTCATGTTCTTCGCGATGTGGTAGGCAGCCGAGAAGCTGACAAGGCCAGTGCGAACAGCATCCTTCAGAACGTCAGTGGCCTTGGTGTGGAAGGTCACTCGGAAGTTGACCCACGCGGCCGACTTATGCATCCGCTGGGCCAAGTCGGTCTGGGACACGCCCTCGATCTCACACCGCTGGAAAATCCAGGCCGCCAGATCAATATCGTCAATGTTCTCACGCTCGACGTTCTCAATCGCGTTGATGTACTTCGCGCTATCGAGCGTGCCCTCGAAGGTGACACAGGGAACACCTTCCTTGTAGAAGTCGGGATCGTCCTCACGGATCATCTTGATCGCACGAAGGCGCCGCTCACCAGCGACCAACTCGAATACCTCGTTGCCGTTCTCATCCTCAATGGGCATGACAACAAGCGGCTGCATCAGCCCCTCGAGCTGAATGCTCTCACGCAGCTCATTCATATGGTCCGTGTTGAAGAACGTACGGATATTCTTGATGTTGTTACCAACAACAATATCATCTGCACCAATCGCAATCGTGTCAGTAGAGAACAGACTCATACCCATGCCTCCTATGGCTTTGCGGGTAAGATAATTGTTACTGAAAATACTTACTTTTTAAAAGTAAGTAACTCGTTGTACACAAGAACGCTGAAACCACAATATCCGACAACGGAATCGGTGAAAATAGTCACCACCTTTCCGCCCGCCTCATCTGGCTCAACCTCGAACTTGGTGTAGCCACAGATCAGGGTCTTCATCCGGGTTTCAAAGGCAACCCACATCTCATCCGTGTCCGATCCATAGACCTCGACCAGCTTCCGTATCTCTTGAATCACCCTCCGAAGATCGACCGCATGAGCTGGCATCATCTCAGAGGTCTTCTTTGGAAACTGGACCAGCTCACCCATAGACATGCTCAAGGAAAGAGACCACATCTTCCTCCGACCAGCTCTCCAGAAGTGTGTGCGCTAGTGCCTCTTGCGGAATCTCCTTAAGAATCAATGGATTAATGAAGGTGATTACTCCATCAGGACGAGAAACAATTAGTGAGACTCTATGATCTCTAAGTAGTCCCAGGACGGTATCCGCAAATCCCTGAAGGAACTGCTCGTGAGACAAGCGGGTGAGGTCGATTTCACTCATGTAAAATCAATAACAGAAGCCTTTTCAGTCGTCAAGGCAAAACTTCAAAGTATGAGTCATAAACTTTTTAGCCATCCGGGCTTAGGAGTAACACATGAAAATCGTAAAGATGTCGGCTAGTGACCTTATCCCCTCCAAGGATCCTAATTACATCGAGGTCGGACTCTTAGACCTCGTAGACAAACTCGCCTGGGGAGATGCCATCATTCTAAAAGGACCGAAGGGTAGCGGTAAAACTCTCTCGGTTGAGGAGTGGTGCGCCAGGAACGAGATTCCCATGATCCGAGAGAACTGCAACGTGGGAACCGACGAGGTACAGCTCATCGGTTCTTTCGGACTCGAGGGCGACAGCGTGTTCTTCACCCTCGGATCGCTGCCCCTGGCGATCGAGACCGCAAATGAAGTCGGAGCAGCAGTGCTGGTCCTCGAGGAGGTGAACACTCTTCGGCCACAGGTTCAGAGCATGGTGTTCTCGGTAGCAGACTACCGGAAGTCTGTGGAATGTTCTTCTCTCGGGAGAAAGTTCTCACTGAAGCAGGGGGCAGATCTCTTTGTAGTGGGAACCATGAATCCTGGCTACGCAGGAACCTACCAGCTCAATGAGGCACTTCGAAGCCGCTTCGATTTCATTGAAGTAGGCTACATGCCGGAAGCCGATGAGAAGAAGCTGATCGAACTGACGCTCAGCCCAACTCCGGCGGTTCAGGAGCGCCAGTTCGCTAGTAGGCTCCTGACCTTTGCACAAGAGAGCCGCACAACACAGTGGGACTACGCGCTGTCAACGCGCGATCTCGTCCATACCGCCAACAAGGTGAAGCGTATCGGTCTGGATAAAGCTCTGAAGATGTTGATGTATAAATTTGAGCCTGATCATGCGACGGCGATCATGGCTCGAGTTCAGTCCATTTTCTCTGTAAACCTGACGGGAGTAAAACTCTATGGTCATGTTTGAGTCTTTTGAGCATATGATCGAGTGGATGAAGAAGAAGGGGCGAAGTGCTGAGCTTCGCTCTACGCTGTCGGCCCTCGAAGATGCCGTGGAGCGGGAGACAAATGATCTTGTAGAGCTCTCAATCAAGAGGGGAGAACACTCGCGTAGAACCGAAAAGCTGGTTCAAGAGTGTAAACAGGACGCACAGGCCCACATCTACGAAGAGGTAGAGGGATTTCTGCGGTCAGGAGAAAAACCCCCACCTCTCGGGCCCTATGATGTCTTGCTCTATCGACGAAAGCCTACCGTTTGGGCCATAGCAACACGAATCTATGAGGTAGCCTCGAATGAGTCGTCCTCCTCTTGACCTCGGTGCCATGAAGGCACCATCACTAGAAATCAACATCGAGAGAATGCGGAATCTTGTTGATACGTTTAATACCCTGTTGAGCAAGAATATAAAGCTAGAAAATACCACAATCGGAGGGCACACAGACTGCGAGACTTATGTCCGAGTTCCACTGTCTGACCCAGAGGCGTATCTCATCTGTGAACACGAGCTTTCGCACATCTTCGCAGAGACAGATCTACGTCTAATGGCCGCGTTTAAGGAGAAGGCTGTAGAACGACTTCTCACCAGGGCAAGGATCGTCTCAACTAGCACTGAGGGGAGAGCACTCTCTGGTCCGCTGGGAGACATGTTCCACGGGCTGTGGAACATCCTGGAGGACTTGAGGTGTAAGAGTATCTGGGGAGAGCTCTATTACGGTGGAGCGACGCTCCTGGGCGAGCGCTGGAAAGGTATCGCTGAGCACGAAGGAGAAGAGGCAGCCAAGATTAGTCTATGCGCGTACTTAGGAAGAGCCGCATCTGGGTTTGACACTGCAGGTGCTCCAAACCATTTTCAAGTCTGCAAGCCGGCCATGGACCGGGCGCGGGCTCAGGTCGAGCTTGTCGATGCTCATGCCTGCCTGGCGATCACGGCGCGCCTCGTCGATGACATTGCGGATCAGATTCTGCAGGAAATACCACCTCCTGAGCCACCAAAGACCGGGCAGCAGAAGGCTCAGCAGGTGCTCAAGGCCCTAAAAGACGTGGCCCAGCAGTTCACTCCTCCGTCAGAGGGGCTTGGTAAGAAGGAAGAGTCTCTTCCAAAAAAGCAGCCAACTGCTGCGACCATGCAGAAGATTCGCAGACTCATCACTGCTAGTGATGAGGACGCGGACGAAAACGGGGAGACCTCGTTCTCCAAACTCTGCAAAGATGGTGCAGAGAAGATGAACGCTCGAATTGCCGCGGCCAAGGCAGAACTCGGCAAACAGGCGAAGAACGAGGAAGACGAGGAAGAGACGGACCTGGTTCAGGCTGGCAGAGATTGCAAGGTGATCGTAAGACTGGTCACCCCCGAGCATCCGCCTGAGAAACCTTCGAGATCTGCGGAAGGAATTCGCAGATACCTGGATGAGATCCGGGCGGAACAAGAGCTCTCAACCGCACGCTTTGGCCCTCGGCTGAATATCCAGAGGGCCATTCAGGCTCGAGTTAGCGGGAACCTGTCTTCCATCCCCGTCTTTCAGAAGGTAACGGAGCACAAAGGCCTGGAGTTACTACTGGTTGTAGATGTCAGTGGTTCGATGGTTGGGTTCCCACTGGAGGCCGTAAACCAGGCGGTTGCTGATGTAGCGCACGCATGTAAGGACCTCAATGTAAGCCTGAACTTGTGGGCATTCTCTGATGTCATTTATCCATTTACTAAGATTGGAAGCCTGAACTCCTCTCAGGTTAACAACAGTAACACCCACTTGATCGGTGCTCTGGATATGGCCTCTGAATGGGCGAAACACAAGAAGTCTGCTCGCGCCATCCTCCTGATGACAGATGGTTTCCCCAGCTTTCTCCGAGGTAGGAACAGCACAGGCGATGGTCTGAAGGACTTATCGAATGTCGTTCGAGAGATTCGCGGTGAGGGGATCGTGCTCTCCATCCTCGCGATTGGAAACAATAAGACTGGGTACGACAAGCTGTTCGGAGAGCGGCAATACGCACTCATCGCCGAACCGAAGGACATTACCGCTGGAGTCGTAAACTCGGCTAGATTGATCGTAGAAGCGCACCTGAGAAGGTGAGATAAGCTGAGGTCTTCGGACCTCTTTTTAGGTGGTACTCATGCCAACTGTAACTGTCAGAAATGAGCATAAAGCGTATCTCGAGCGCACAGCCCGGGCGTTGTCTGAGCGGTCTGGAACGCGCGTTACTATGACTGAAGTTCTTCAGTCCATACTTGATATATGTATACAAGATGAAGGTATGTATGACCCTCGCTCATCTGCACCTGTTCAACCGGATAAGCGAGATATTTACGTAGTTGAAAGGAACACCCGGACTAGAAGTCTTACATTAGAGGAAATTCTTTCTAGTATCGAGTGTTCGGGTTAAACCCCTGCTGAAGTGATCGATTTACCTCTGCTTGTCCCGCTCCCCAACCTTTAAGGGCTCCGTACCCTGCAAGACCTCCGGCAACGCCAAGCGGAGCCAACTTTGCAACAGATCCAAGCACATCATCGGATTTTCCCGCAGATGACGCTCCCGCAGCTCCCGCACCTAATATTCTCTCAATTCCTGAATCAGCAGCATCTCTTAAGTCTCCTTTTCCAGCTCTCAACGCTGCCTGTGCGGCCTCATCAGCTCCACTGGAAAACCGACCCCTCCCCAAAATTGTATCAAAAGTATCTCTCCATCCAGATGCCTGCGGAGCCGTAGCGGCTGCAGCGGCGTCTAAAGAAGGATTTATAGCAGCGACACCACCACCGCCAGCCGCCTGAGCAGCGGATCTAGCTGCGGCTGACTGATACCCTGTAGCAGCATCGAAATATTCCCTAAAAGTATCTAATCTGCTCTTCCCTCTTGCTTGTCCCGTCCCTGCCGCCGGAGGCGGAGCCTGTCCGCCGCCTGCCGCCCGCGGCGGAGGTGCTGAAGCCCGCGGCGGAGGTGCTGCCGCCTGCGGCGGAGGTGCTGCCGCCTGCGGCGGAGGTGCTGCCGCCTGCGGCGGAGGTGCTGCCGCCTGCGGCGGAGGTGCTGCTGCCGCCGGAGGCGGTGCTGCCGCCTGCGGGGAAGGTTGCTGTGGTCTACCGCCTGCCGCTCTTCTAGCTTGGAATGCTATCTCCTCTTCTGGCTGCCAAAGATCTCTTCTAGGATCAAATTCTCGTGCCGGAGGCGAAGCCTGCTGTCGGGGTGCAGAGTCTACAGATGGACGCTGCTGCGGAGTTTGGGGCTGCCGTTGTTGAGCAGGTCTAGATGGCTGCGCAGGTCGTGAGCGCGAAATAGGTATAGTCGACTCAACAGGAGGAGCCTGCCCAGCCTGTCCGCCAAAAGTTGCTGTTTCCTGAGCGGGGGCTGGTGTAGCTCTTCTTGAAGGTAACCGCGCTCTAATAGCAGCACCTTGCTCAGCTAACTCTGGAGCAGCCCCAGAGGCACGCTGGCTAGCGCTTCTCTGTATCTCTTCAAGTAACTCATCAACTCTATTTCGATTTCTGGAAGGGGTAGTCTGCGGCTGTGGCTGTGCAGCCCGTGGAGTGGCTGCCTGTGGGGGAGCTGCCTGTGGGGGAGCTGCGGGCTGCGCCCGCGGCAAAGGCATAGTTGAATCTGCCGGAGGAGTCTGTGCGGGCTGCGCGCGCCTCTGTTCAGCAGCAGCCCGGCGCCTATTCATAGTGTCTCTAAGTTGCTTTCCTCGTTCCGCTAATGCCTGGTCTCTTGGAGAAAAGGCCATGGTGGCATCAGCGGATGGCGCTGGTGCAGCAGGGGCTGCTTGTGCTACTGGAGCCTGTGCTGGTGCCCCACGAGGGATTACCTGAGTCGGTAGATCTTCTGGCGCCGGAACCCTGACCTGTGCTGTATTACTGCCAGGTAGTCTGGCTGTGGCTGGCCTGGGAGCTCGCGTGAGCTGCGGAGCGATTACGGGTGAAGAAAGTGGTGCTGTAGGACCCTTGAATGGGTTAAGACTACTTGCAGCTTGCGCGGGCCTCGCTTTAGCCCCAGCCCGCGCAATGTTTACAGCCCCCTTTCCTGCCGCAGCTAAAAGACCTCCAGTCTTAATCGCATACTGTGATTGGGCAGTCTTATCAATACTCTTTAGAATATCAGAATTTAATACGGAAATAGATGAGTAGTCTCTATTACTAATAAGTTGATGAATAGTATTTTCTTTATCTGACGCGATTTTCATCGTATTGCCCTTAAACGGATTAACGGCAGCCTTACCTTTCGTAGAAAGTCCAAGTCTCGGAGTAGCTACCCTGGGCATCTTGAGTCCTGGAATTTTCTTTCGTTTAAACGAAAGAATAGGAATAGGCATTAGCGGTATCCACCATAAGTGTAAGAATTGCCGGTAGAAATCCGCTGACGCTGCCGAATCATTCCTGACTTAACTTTTGCTTTGTAGATTTTCTGCTTCTTCGAGATGACTGCATTGTTTTTTATACGGTATTGCTTCTGCTGCTGCAGAATTTTATTCCGATTGCGCATGTAGTACTGACGCTGCCTGGCGGGGTCACCGCCAGCCAGCTTCACAAGCTCATCGGAGAAAAACTGCAGCAGCAGAGAGTTCATCGTTCATCCCGTAATCAGGCCGACAACCTGTGTGTTGACCGGGACCATGCGCTCAAACTGAATCGCGCACTGCTCCTGGATCAGCGTCCCCATAGCATCTGTAGCGATGCTGTGGTTGGGGATGAAGCAGGATTCGAAATAACCCGCCCCGAGAGTATCCTCGTTGCTGTCCTTCATCAGAGTCAGCAGACCGACAGGCTGCGTGAACAGATCGGAGGCCAGGTTGAGGAAGATGTTCTCGTACCCCGGAGGGATGATGACGTCATGCGGGTTTGCTACAGTCGCAGCCCCGATGTTTGAGAACACAGGGTTCACAAACGTCGGCGGGATGATGTCCTGGTAGTAAGCGTACAGGACTCGAAGCAGGGAAGGCCCGTGGTAGAGCACACGGCCCAGGCCGATCTGCCCCATCACCCGACCGGGGATGTGGTAGCTGCGAACAGACCCCAGCTCGAAGATCCTGCTCAGCTGCATGTTGTGGCTGAGGTTGAAGTTCTGGACTACTCCAATCGGGAAGGCCAGCATGTCCTCAGCCGTCGATCCTGCCGTTAGGGCTGCCCCAAGAAACTCGGGACCACCCACATTGGCAAGCCGAGGCGGACCAGCGCAGATGACGGTGTACGCGCCGCTCATAAAGCGGCCGTCTACCATCCCGCCCTGTACGAAGTCCTCGTAAGGGGACCACTGTGAAAGTGAAGCCATGTGAGTTGACCTCGAGTGCTAAAGGGATCAGGCCGTGATGGGAGTCAGCGCAACAGGCGGGCAGAGCACGTTATCAATGCGAATTGCCAGAACAAGCTGATCACCAGTCGTTGCAGCAGTTACAGCTGACTCAATTCCAGCGCCAGCAAATGTGAGAGTTTGATCGTTAGTACTCCTCGATGAGAGTGTCAGAGTAGTAGATCCAAGAGTCGCAGTCACAGTGGAGGAACTTGTAAAATCAGCGCCTCCGATTGATACAACTACGTTGCCGGACGTAGCAACCTTTGAAGGTTGAAATCCTGCGACCTTGATAATGACGGGAAATACAGCCGCATCCCACTCCTCGATGAGCTGCAGAGCAGTCTCGAGCACTGAGTCACGGTCATCAAGCCGACGATGGAGCCGCTTGAGGTGCCACTGCGAAGTGACGTTGGGAGCGGCGAGAACAGCCTTCGAGGTCGGTGTAGCGGGCATGGGTTTGTCCTCCAGTCAGGAAGCAGGGTTCAGGAGACGATGGTGATGCGGATCTTGTTGCAGGGGTAGGCCGGAGCCACAGTGACTTCAATCAGCACGGTGTCAGGGGCATTGCTGTCCTGCAGGACGCTGTTCAGCGCAGCACCGTTCACGACGCCAGCCTGAACAGTGCGGGCAAGGAAGCCCTCATTGCTCATGACCAGCTGATCGATGAATCCGGGGTTGATGACATACCGGCCGATGTACACCCGGTTCGTTGCCCGCAGACCCTTCGCCAGGAAGTCAATCGCCTTCGTGATTGAAAGCTCTCGAGCCTCGATGGACGAAGAACGCGTTGACCGCTGATGCCGAGAAGCGATGCGACCACCCTGGTTGATCAGGATGTAGCGACCACCATCAGCAATCGTATCCATCTGGTTCTCACTGAAGGTGTCGTCTGTCCCGTACACCCTCGAGAAGCCAGTCATGGAAACGCGCGTGAAGGGCTGCTGAGGTGCAAGCTCAGCCACCATTCCAGCAATCGCGGCACAGGCGTAGTAGCCCGGAACAGGAGTCACAACGCCGTCGATGCTGGTGTCGACATTCCCACTGAAAAGCAGGAAAGTCCGACGGCTGTTGTATGCATCGCCCTGGGCGGCTGCGGTAGTGGCAATCGCGTTGCGGTCGGGGATCTCGGTGCCTGTGATAAGCAGGCGCTCGCCGCGCTGCTTGAGCACAAAGGTCATCCCGCTCAGGTTGTCGTCGTCCGTCCAGTCGAGATCGGGTGTGTCGTAGAAGCCGTCGGTGTTCTCATCGGAGGCAAAGGAGCTTCTAAGGATCAGCGCAGTGCCGTTTGCCTGGGAGACCGAGAACTTGAAGACACTGGTCTCTCCGAGCTGGACAACCACCAGCTCGAGGTAGACATTATCGTCAAGGCTCAGCTCCGAAGGATCCAGACCCAGCGCGGCAAGACCCTCAATCGGAGTTGAACCCAGCGTGATGCTGTTGGCTGTACCGTTTACCTCAGCATCCGATCCAGCCAGGATGGACGTGTCCTGTGCGCGAGTGGGAACGCCCTGCCAGAGGAAGCAGATGCGCTCACCACGCTGCTCAGGCGTGGACATGCTCTCCACGTGCGCCGAGTAGAGCTGCTGGACGAAAGGATCATCCGTCATCGGCGCGATGCCATAGACATCCTTGCTCTCGAGGTAGTTGAGCGCATTGAGGTGCGCTGTCGTCGTCCCCATTGGAGCTGCGTCGTTCACAGCCTCGATGCCCAGGGCCGACACAGCCTGTGTCGGGGTGTTCTGCAGCATGAGGAAGCAGGCGAGCGCAAGCGGGTTCTCCAGGGAGATCGGCCCGATTGCCGCATCCATCGTCGCCACGTCGTCGAAGGTCAGGAGCGATGGGCTGGACGCTGCTGCGGTGACATCCAGCCGCAGACCGACATAATCGAGATAAACCCGAGCCCCGCCTGAACTCAGGTCGAGGGGTAGGCCTGTGCTGCGGTTGCGAAGTGCATGTGCTCCGATGTGCGCAGTGCCTTCGCCATCGATGTAGAAGCTGGGATTCGGCCTACCGGAACCCGCAGCGCTGTCAGTATCGAACAGCACACTGTAAGCAGGGCTCGAGTCATCAAGATTGACAGCAGATGCCGCGCCAGAGAACGCGCTGGTCATCACAAGAGTCAGACCATCCTCGCTCGCGATGTCTACTGCGCCGCCGACAGCCTCGTTGATGGCATCAACTGCCTCCCGGAGCGAGTTACTGGTGAAGTCAACTTCGTAGACGTGCGGATTGCTGTCCAGGGTGAACTCGAGACGAGTGCCTTTGAGGAGATCAGCACCAGCATCGGTGTCTGATAAAGCCGTCGAGAATTCGATAACAGTGTCATTATCTGAGGTCAGCGCTAGATCGATACCATCCCCGCCTCGAGTAAGTTCAAAAGTAATCCGAGCCGCGGAATCTGCTCCAGTGGCACTTAGATTCAGAAGATGCGGAAGGGCAGAATCATTCTTGAAGTAAACAGGGTACTTACCTCCGACAGCACTTGCCCCACTTGCAAGGGCCTGGGCCAGCGCAGTCGCAGTTGTGTAGCTGGTTACTTCGGGAAGATCCCACTCGTAAGTTACATCTCCGATAGTGACGGTAACACTGACAATGAGATTACCTGATGCTGCACCCAGATCGGCAGCGTCAGACTGGAGAGATGCGGCCTCTGCGAACTCAACATCAACTCCCGTAGCAGTATCACCGGAAGTGAGACCGAATGAAGCACCTACGCTGGTAGAGGCAGTTCCGAGGAACGTGACACTCTGATCAGCACCGTTCTTTATAGTCTTAACAACCAGAATCTTATCGGAGCCGTCGTCTCCAGTGGCGAACGTGAGCGCCGACAGATTCGCATCGGCATTCAGAGCAGTCAGAGCTGCGCTGAGGCTCGTTGCCGAAGACGTAAAGGTGTGAGTCACGTCATCAAGGGTGACCCCATCCTCAACAATACGGAAGGTCAGTGTGCCTCCCGCAAGTGATGTGATCTCGGTGGGATCGAAAGCGGTCCCCACTAGCTGTGCAGGCTGCGCAGCGAGGGCATTCGTATCGATGCCTGTGATCTCCGCGGCCTCTGGAGCAGGAGTGACCGAGCCCCAGACCAGGTTGTTCGCGATGAAGTACGCGTAAACCGGAGCAAACGGAACGCTGCTTGAGGGCGTGTTCACCTCTACCGTCGAGTAGATAGCGGAGACGAGGTTACCGTCCGCGTCGAAGGTAGACCGAGTTGCGTCGAGGATACCCAGCTTAAAGCGGGCCTCCTCAACGGCGGTCACAGATGCCTCACTCACGCGAGTTCCGTCAGCCCAGAACTCATCTCCAGGAGTGGTAGCAGTTGCCGCCTTGAGGGGAACCGACGCTCCTGAACCAGTGAAGGTCATCGCAGCAGGAGTCGCCGTGGCGCCGTCCTTGTCCTCGAGGGCAAACGGAGCAGCAATCGGGGTAGCAACTCCGCCTACAGTGTAGCTGCCGACATGAAACTCAATCCATGGCGTAGTCAGGTCTCCGTCGAGGTCATCCTGACCTCTGAAACCCGAGCCCTCAAGTCTATACGTTGATGATGCTACGAGTGGAGTGAGCATCACCGCAGTAAGAACCGGAAGCGCGCTGCCAGTCAGGTACAGAGAAGACGCAGCGCCGAAGGTACGGCTCTTGACTACGACAGTATCGCTAACTACTGAAGCGACAATACCTGGAACGGCGGCAAGAGATGCAGCTACTTCAGCAGCTGTCATAGTGCCTGTGAAGGCAACTACCGAAGGATTGAGATTATTGGCGCTGTTTGCCTTGATAGACAGCAGCTGCGTGCTAGGACCAAATGCGAAGGTCGAGCTACCTGAGTTGAATACAACAGTGGCCCGAGTAGCGAAGTTTGCAGCAGCCAGGAACGCGGAACCTGTGCTGCCATGGCTGCCCCGCGGAAGCGTAGTCAGGGCACCGGCGTAGAAGAGGCGAGCACCGACCTGGGTCTCATCGATGTTGATCTCATCGATGTTATCGCGCGGGTCAGGAAACTCTGCCTGCGTGATCGTCAGAGACTCCTGTGTGTAGCGCTGGGTCGTGTACTCCGCATCGGAGTTGATAGACCCGGAGGCATCCACAGCCCGGATGATCTGGTAGCACGGAGCAACAACCACGGGGTTCAGCGTGGGCGTGGCAACTGCAGCAGGAGTCTCGCGGAGCTCCTGAACTACGATGACGCCGGGGCGGTTTTCACTTGCCATGAGAGGCTACTCCGTGTCTTCTTGGAAGGCTTCGAGACCTGAGATCTGAAAATCTTCGGTCCCTTCGTGAATGATTTCGGTGACTGGCTGATGATACGTGGGAATACCATTACTCTGACTGATAATACGCGGTCCGCGAAGGCGACGCACGCGCACATCATCAAGATTCATGGCCAATCGGATGTTAGAGACCGTCTCGTCCTGCGCGAACTCGTATTCTGAAGCTCGTCTTGAATCTGTAATCAGGCCGAGAGATCGGAACTGGGGTTGTTGCTTAGGACTCGTTTCCCAAGTCCATTGCATCTGGAAGGGGATGTTAACCTGGCACATGATCAATTGCCCAGGGTCTCCCATGACCAATTGACCTGGCGGACTGGGAGAGTTTACCGTCGGAGAAGGCCGAGCGATAGAGTAAAACCCACCAGGACTTTCAAGTAATCGCTGGTTTACCCGGGTGTGATGCGAGACGATGTGGGCAAGACGCATCGCAATGATATCTGAATCTGCAATTGTGTAAACCACTAGATAGCCGGACATTAAGTCAGTCCGAACTCTCGCTCCTGTTTTTGGATTGTAAGACAGGAGATTATCGATACCAATTCCCGCAAACTGATATGGCCCCATTACCACCGTAATCGCAGGTCTCTTTCCCACTACTTCCGTATTCAGCGGGGCTTGACCTCGGATCATGATCTCCGTGATCTCATCATCAGGCTCCCAGTGAAATGTTCCCTCGGGCATCCAGTTAAAGAGGCCTTGAAGGTACTGAATGTAAAGACGCATTGCGAAGACCGCGGGATCATCACCGCGACCGACCTCGAGAGGTGAGCGTCTTACATTCGTCGAACTCACTTCTTCTCCCGAGCCTCAAGCTCCCGACGACGTTCCATTCGGTCTCTTATGTGCTCAGAGAGAGCATAGCTGCCAAGTGCAGAAGCTGTACCTGCAAGTGCAGCTCCGCCTGAATGTAGACTATGTACGAGCTGTTTTCTTTGTTCAGGGCTCATTTTCCTAAGTCGGGCAGATATTCCGGGACTTCTTAGAACTTTTCTAGTTACGGCTCCCCCTGCAATGCCTCCGATAAGTGAACCTGCGCCCGCAGCGAGCGTCGGTAGCCCGACAATCTCTACAAGGCTCTCTTTACGCTCTTTTTTCGCTGTCATCGCCTAACTCCATACAGCCCAAAAACGTCCAAACCTTCGGCTTTAGACGTATCGAGCGAGTGTGCGTTAGTAAAACTTCTTCTGGGAACGAGTTGTGTAACCGCGTTATCTACCTTGAGAGGTATCTTATCTTCGATAGACCCTTTTTGAATAAGTGCTAATTTTATCTCTGCACGTACCAATACGCCGGAAAGAGTAGTACCTCCCGACTCGATAACTCGATACCTTCTATTTTGATTATCAATTATCAAATCTAAAGGCTTAATTCCAGGGCTGGGACCGCAGCGCATCTGAGCCATCTGAACGCGGCGATGGTCTTCAACGCTGACCTGCTCGCTTTCCGGGGAGACATCTACCTGAGCCCATATGGCTGTAGGGTAGTGATAACCACCACTAAACCCAGTCCCCCAACAAGTCACACAACGAGTATCAATGGTCTTACCGAGAACGGAGTCATAGCAACTGGGACAGCGCTGCCCGAATGTTCTACGGGGGAAAAGCCAACAGCGCACCCCGGAAAACTCTTCGAATAGAACGCGCTCGAGCCGAATCATTTCAGTTGCTACGAGGTTTGCAGGTCCCTCTCTATCAAAAGTCGCCGAGTAGAGGACTCTGCTTGTGGGTAGATGAGCAGCCCGAATGCGGTAGTAAAGGGTACGTGCATTAGTTGTGATGGAGTGAATAGCATTATCTCTAATGTAGTACTGATCAATAAGGGGACCAGCAATCACATCCCACGGCCCAGCCTCGGCTTCTGCTCGTTCTACAAAAAACTCATACTGCTGAATATCCTCAGTCGTAGGGTCGATTTCCCAGTAAACATCATAATAGTCAAGAGAGAAAGAAATTACTCTCTCATTTCTAAACTTTATCACGTCATTGCTCGTACGCGCCTGGAAAGGCCGTAGCCCAGTGCGCCGGTGCCTGCTGTCATTAGAAGGGTGCTTAATAGCCTATTTTCGGCCCTCATAGAAGCTAATCTTTCTTTAATATCCTGAATTTTTTCAGTTGTCGGCCCAGCATTTCCGCGTGCCTTACGCTCATCCAATGAAGCTCGATCCGCCCTAAGATCTAATTGCTCCCTTGATGGCTCTTTAGTGAATTTACCCTTTTCGACTTCAAGCTCTTCGCTTTGCGGAAACTTTTTTGTCGAGTACAGGTTTAAGCCTGCACCAATACCAGCGCCAGCACCGGCAGAGAGGAGATCAGGTGTATTCTTATCTGCTAAAAAATCAATAATACGTTTCTTGACTGTACTTTTTGCAGCAATCTTTTCAACTCCGCGTAACTCAGCCCAGTACTCCACAGCAGCCATCTGCCTCTCAAATGGCGAGGCTACCTTCCAGAGCTCGTCTGGAACTTCACTATGAGGATTCTTGAATAGATTTTCCACAGATACCTCAGAAGTTGGAGAAGTAAACACCATTAATGACGAAGTATTCGGACTCTACACCTCCGCCCTCAAATGCGTACTCTACATTTAGAGATGACTTTGTACGAATTTTCTGCTGCTCGTATCTGTTTCTAAACATCTGAGCGAACTGAATGAGCATGGGTGCTTTATCTGAAACGGAGACAGAGATACCACCATCAGAGTACTGCATCTGATTTCGAGTCTGAAGGATAGCTACGGACTCTAAAATCTGGCTAACTGCCCCATCTTTAAGCATGCTTAAGTTAGGAAAATTCTGGATACTTGCATTTCCGATGAACGGAGGAGTTCCATTGTAATCGGCAATGATGTCCACAACAGCCCATGCAATCATTCGATCGCTCGTCTCTTCTCCAGCGATCAGCCGGTTCAGCTCCGGGAAGTCGCGCAGGAAGAGGCGAATCATCGCCACGATTTCATTCATCCGCTTGCTGGCGGACGGGATGACTGTTGTGGACTCAAAGGACATTACTCACGCTCCTCAAACTCGGACCCGTGTTTTGTCCAGCGTCGAAGCCAGAAGAAGGACTCTGGGTTCAGCACAGCGCCCTCACTGAAGATCGCGCGAGACAGGAGGATGGTCAACATCGCCTTACCCGGCGCGCGCTCAAATGTGAGCGCCGGGGACACCTGCTCGCATAGATGCAGCAGCTCGTCCCTCTCTAAAGTCGAGAGATACGCACGCACCTCTTCTTGCGACATGGGCGATACGTCGGTCTTCAGTGCCCGAAGAGCGCTCTTGCTCGTAGACATGAACTTCGCTGCGGGTACTGCTCCGATCCAGATGTGTGAGCCGTGCAGTTTGCGCAGCGAGGGTGTGATGTGTTCCTCGGGAACCTCTACAAACTTACCCGGCCGCAGAAGGACGGATCCGACTGCGATCGCGCGCGGGAGAGAAGGAGAATTCGGACGGTCGCTGATGTTATGGACCCGGATCATGTCGACCTCTCGAGGATGGCGTCAACCAGCTGAGCCTTCGACAGGCCTGTACCGCTACCACCGCCTGCGTTGCTTAGAAGTTCACGCAGCTCGGCATTCTTGAGCGACATCAGCTCCTCCCTGCGGGCATCGTCATCAGCGGCAACTGCTACGGGCTCTGCAACTACCTCCGGCTCTTCCGGCTCTAGAGCAGCTACAGGCTCCACACTTTCGGGCTCTGACGCCTTCACCTCTGGTTCTACTGGAGCTACAGCTACAGCGGGCGGAGCTGCTGGACGGAAAAAGCCTTCTGACAGCTCCACATACGGAGAGGCCTGGAAGACTCTGAGTACTCCACACTTGATCATATCTGCAATGACCTGCAGATCGTGATTCGATAGCTGTTGGGTATCCGCGCTGCGGCTTCTTCTGGGAGCGAGGTGGACGCCGCCAATCATAGGAGAAGGCGTCACCATCGCCACATGCTCACGACGGCGCTCTCGAGTCGAAGGATCTCTAACAGAGTTCTGGATGACGATCTTCACAGTCATCTCCTTTTTAAGTTAAAAGCCCCGGCCCGATAACTCGGCCCGGGGCTTAGGAACAGCGAACGCTTCGATCAGAAGACGTTGATGCTCGGGAAGGTGAGGCCGTCGGCAACCTTGTTGTTCAGGGCGCCGATGTCGCTCTCCTCAACCGGGATCACGGAGCTGTTGGCAGCCGTGTTCGAAGCATCGCCCGGGTAGAGCTCGAGCTTCACCACCGCAGCGATGTTGCCGAAGCCCATGCCGACGTCCATCCACGCCTGCCAGAAGATCCGGTTCGCAACCTTGTCGATGTAGAACTTCACATCGTTCAGGGTGTAGTTGCGGCCGAAGAACTCGGGCGAGGTGAAGACGTAGACGTTGCCCTCACGCAGGATGTCGTTCTTGATCGTGCGGATGATCCGCAGACCCAGGACCTTGTTGTAGGTGTAGCCATCAAGAGCGGTCTCGCTCTGAAGACGATCACCGTAGTCCTCATGGGTCCACTGATCGAAGTCGTCCGCATCGGTCTCGGTCATCAGCATCAGAGCCGGACGCAGGCGACCAGCGCGGATGGTCTCACCACCCACAGTGATCTGCCGCTTGAGCAGCTTCTTGATGTTGACGATATCGGGACGCTGGATGGCGTAGGTCGTGTAGTCAGTGGCATTGCCGCCCGACTGCTGAGCCAGCACACCCTTGATCTTCGAGATCGTGACCTGACCGCCGATTACCGAGAACGCGGAAGAACCGCTGTTGCCCTCGGCCTGCATCGCATTGACGCAGGACTCGACGTGGTTCAGGAACTCGCGGTCCTTCACCTCAACCATATCCTTGAGGCTGTTCTCCTCAATGATACGGGTGATTGGCATCTCGTAGGCCATAAGCTCCTGCTCCACGATCTCGAACTTGAGGGACGAGATGGTGTAGAAGCCGATGGCATACCGCTTGCCATTCACGTACTGAGCAGTGGGCTGCCCGCGGAAGTTGATCGACATCGCCCGGCTACCGGGCTCGATATCGACGATCTTCACGAGGGTGTCGTGCTCAGTGCTGCGCTGGAGGTCGCCACGCACAACACGCTCGTTCGGAACGATCATGTCGGTGAAGCTGGACTCGCGCAGGCGGTCCTTGATGTAGTTCAGTGAGGCGGCAGCGGTCTTCGTCGGTCCCTCAGTCTCGAGGCGCTCGATGAAGCCCGAATTCACCATTTCAGCAGAGTAATCCATGGTGTTCTCCTATCGGGACTGTGGGATTGATTAGCGGAAACCGGGCTGGAACAGCACGGTGGCGTCGTTGGTACCGTGTACCTGAAGGATAGTACCGGCGTACCAAGACCCGGTAGTGGGAACTGCAGCCGAAGAAACCCCATTAGCTACAGAGACGGAAACCAGCGCAGAGACAAGGCGCCCGCTGGCATCCTCGCAGACGTACACGTACACCCGCTCACCCTCATCGCCTGAGTCGCAGACAATCATCTTTGTCCGGAACTCAAATCCTGAAGGACCTGTGATGCAGTGTGCCTTCCGGGTGAACTGGGCATCGTAGCGGCCCCGCTCCTGGAAGTACATGAAGCAGGGACGCGACGCAGCTGCGTTCTGTGCATCATCTACAATCGCAAGAGCAGAAGCTGAGCCAGAGCCCGTAACTGCGCCAGATGCGAGGCTGCGTGTGAACTTACCACCCGACAGCTGCAGCCACTCACCCTCCTGGAGAGGATGGGTAGCATCCGGGTTGAATACGTTCATAGTGGCGCTGCCCTCAACATTTGCACTTGCCTGGTAAGCAAGATCGCGCGTGTAGAGGGTCGAGTACCCAGGATTCAGAATCGTGACGAACTGTCCAGCCATAGGGATCTCCAGTTATTCGCCAGTAAGGCAGAAGGAGGTGAGGGCATCCAGGGCTGAAGACCCCGGCTGATTCGAAACATCGGCAAGGCGGACATTGCCCGCACTCGCCATCTTGACCGCCTCTTGTACGTTCTCAAGATGCGCATGGCCCCGAATGTGCGCGATCTTCTCTTCGAACGTCATGTGGGCGTTCAGACCCTTGTCCTCCATCTCACGCGCAATCTCAGCAACCTTGTGGTCGCGCGCAATCGAGGCAAGCTTTGTGCGGAGCTGGACGTTCTCCTGCTCCAGGCTCGCGACCTTTTCAGTCAGCGAGCGAATGGTGGCAGCGCTCCTTGCGGAGACTACTGCCAGTTCTGCACTTCCGATCTTTAGCATTTGCAGTCCTCGCAATTAGAACTTTCGTAGAAGTTGATTCAGGCGTGCTTGCCGCGCATCTTCTTCTGTCATGGAAGTTGGAGACGATGCCTTCTTCTCGTAGTGCGATTGTACTGAAGAAGCCATGCCTTCGCAAACTCCATATAGCGCTTCTTTGACATGATCGCCAAAGCGACCTGAATCAATCTCATCAAAGAGTACAGAGTACTCCGCCAGTGAGTGGGATCTCATCAGATTTCTCCCCGCTGGCGGGCAGCTTCAAGCTCTGCTTTTTGCTTTAGTACGAGAAGCTTCTCACGGTCAGAAATAGATCCGTGACCCATATATCCGCCAAGGCCGCTTCCGAGCATTCCACCTAAAGCGCCGCCTAAAGAGGCTGCCCCTGGCGCATTTAGGGCCAGGCCGGGTAAGGCTCCCAACATGCCACCAGCCGTACCACCGACCAGAGAGCCGCCCATAGCACGAAAACCTCTATCGTTATCCGCTCCTACGCCGGCACCGAGGGGGCCAAACGCAAGTCCACCAAGACCCGCGTGGAGCTGGTCAGCGCGTTTTTCAAGAAGGCTGAGAGTCAGCGGAAACGCACTCGCTGTTGCCTCACGGCCGTCGCTTGACATCCCCTTGAGTGCCATCAAGCCGAGACCACCAGCAGCAGTGGCTCCTCCAATTCCGAGAAGAGCCTTGGTAGTGTCACTCATGCCCTCTTGTACAGCGGGCTGCGGCGTTCTTCTGACGAAATTAAGGAAGCGCTGTCCAGCGTCACCGATGCCTCTCACCGCGTTAGGCAATGTGTCGGTAACAAGGTCGGTCACTTGGCGAACGCGTCCGATATCATCCGTTATAGCTTGCCGTTTTTTAGCAACCTCTTCGGGTGTTCCAATAAAGTTTCGTATTCTCTCGCGAAATGACGGACCTGCAGCGGCAGCTTGTCTAGCTTTTTGGTATTTCTGATACCTACCCGACTTGGGAGTTGGGCCTGGAGTTGGGCCTGGAGTTGGGCCTGGAGTTGGGCGATAATAAGGGGGTGTATTCGGGGCTGCACTGGGGGCTTTCTTAAAGTTCTTAAGTTTGGGAGCTGCGCCGGCGGCTGCGTTAGCGCCACCTCGGAATAGATTACGCACAGCACCTAGGATAGCCTCTTTCTCCATCCCTGCTTCTTTATTTACCTGAAGTAACCTCCGCGTGCGTGACGCGGACGCAATCTTGAGGTTTCCGCGAGATGCGGCCTGTGGGAAGATTTGCGCTGCGGTTGCATCCCCAAGGGTATCGTTGGTGTGTCCAAAGACCTCCGCAAGCCGAGCGCGCGTATTCTTCTTTAGATCACGGCGGTTGGCGTTGACAGGACCTTCGTTTGTATGAAGCGTCTTGCGGTACGTTGAGTTCTCATTCGCTGTACCGACGCCGGCCATCGTCTCTGAGTCGTGCTCTGCGGGACCGCCTGCGCCAGCAGTCTTATTGCTCATAAGCATGTCGTAGAGGGACTGACCACTGCCCTGCTTAAACGACTCAAGGAGAGTCTTCTGGCCGTCGCGAGCCTCGGGAGTAGTAGATCCCTGCACAGGGCTATTGCCTCCTACCAGTCCAACAGGGGCGAGCTTTTTCTTACCCGCAGCGGGAGCAATTCCCTGTACGCCAGAGGCGGCTGTAGGTCCCTGTGCTGGACTAGTGGCGCTCTTGTAGAAGTCGCGGATCATCTCCTGTCGAAACCCAGCAGCGTTATCACCGCCCGAAGCGCTAAGGGAAACGAACTCGAGTGCGTTTGCGAGATCGTTTGCCTCCTTGATGAGTGCATCTTCGGCAGAGGCGGCTTTTACAGTCTCAACGGGAGTGTGAGCACGAGCACGAGCGGCCTCAAGGGCCTGGTCGATCATGCTTCTGTAGTTGCTCATCGTATGCCTCTACTCGACGGGAGGGGGTGCCGGCATCCCTACAAAACCTGTAGTTCCTGCCGAGAGTGTGGAAGTGGGATTGTGTGCTGTCGGAGATGAGCCGGTCACCAGCGCTTTAGAGGGTCCGGCTGCTTGAAACTTTGCGAGATTTTGTCCACTTGCGAGGGCAGGCTTCGCTAGTCCTCTGGGCGTGCCATTTGCGGTACCCGGAACACGAAGAGTATCCGATGCTCTATTAGATGCTATCTTTGTCAGCTCATCGACAAAAAAGATCCAAGTGAGATCAAACACGGCGCCATCTCCCGGCAAGAACAGAAGATGGCGCCGTGTGTGTCATCAGACGTCGTATCCAGCGAAGTCAAGCATCTCGATGGCAAGATCCTCAACGTCACCGGAGCCCTTCTTGTGCATGGCGTACGCGCCGCCGCCGGCTGCCAGTGCGGCTGCACCACCAGCAGCACCTCTCGCTGCAAGCACTCTACGCGCCTCGCGGTTGTCAGGGCCTCTACCGCGAGCGGCAGCAAGTACGCCCTTCTTCTGACCTGTGTACTTCCGCATGCGGGCAAGGCGACTGCCGCTCAGAAGCTCACCGGCCCGGGCGAGACCCTTCTTCTTCTTGTAGGTGAGGTCTGCTAATCTCTCTCGCGCACTGGAAACACGAGAAAGCACGCGCTTCTTCAGGCTGGCAGCAGCAACCTTCTCAGCAACATCCTCGGCGACATCCTCACCAAACTCAGCGTCGATGAGCAGCAGAGCCTCTGCCTCCTCCTCAGTGAAACTTCCTTCCTTACGCATCGCAGCAGCCGTACCACCGGCTACTACTGCAGCCGGAATAGCGTACGCGCCCACGGTCTTTAGGCCGCCGCGGAGCATCTTTGATTTTCCGACGTTGCTGGCGGACGCACGGCCCATTCTCTTGTCGAGCCCCAGACGCCGCTCAGCTCGGGCCATCCTACCGCCGTAGGTCTTTCTGCCCTCGCGGAACTCCTCGCCCTTCAGCGCGGACATATAGCTGCGGCCAAATCTCTGAGCCCGATCACGAAGAGATGGGCCCTCCTTTTTCGCGGCACCGACCTTCTCTACTTCATCAACATAGGCGCGAGCCATATGCCGACCAAGAATCTCGGCTTCAGCCAACTTCTCGTCGGCATCAGCAACCTTATCCAGGTCCTCAATGCTGTCCGCGTCCTCGAGCTGGAGGGGGAGCACGTTCTCTACATAGTCACTAAACAGCGCAACAAGATCCTCGTCGCTCATATCATCGAGATCGATGCCCTCGGCAGAAGCGGTCTTCTCGAAGAGCTCAAAAACGGCCTCCTCGTCGGAGGCATCCTTCTCTAGCTCCTCCTCAGCCGCAATCTGCTCAGGAAGAACGTTCTCGATGTAATGGTTGTAAAGAGCAGCAAGATCCTCGTCGCTCATATCGTCCAGGTCGATACCCTCAGCAGAAGCGGTCTTCTCGAAGAGCTCTACAATCTTGTCATTCATGGCGGAAGCCTCTTTCTCGGTGGAAGTGGAAACGAAGTGGTTGAACAGTTCTTCGACCCGGCTCTCGTCCAGATCGTTGAGATCGACACCCTCAGCTGCAGCAGCCTTTTCGAACAAACGAACTGCGGCAGCCTTTTCTAAATCTTCGGCGGTGACGCCCCGTGCTTCAAGCTCCGATAGCAGTGACATTTGTGTTCTCACTTGAGTTTAGGGTTGAAGGGCGTCTTCGGGATCTGATCCCTCAGCCTGCTGTCCCAATCCTAATGTAAGACCGGGCCAGTAGGCAACATGAAGAAGGATATTTGATAGAGCCGAAGAGTCATCCGCAAGTTTTGCGTCGTCTTCTATGCGTGTAGAGAATACTGAGGGCATAGATACCGTGGAGAGATCTGGTTTACGATCGATGATACCCAGTCTATACGCATTGTAAAGATCTGAAAGCTCCTCCAAACCCCCTATATGTGTGGGAGAAGGAACTGGTGTTGCAGATCCTTCTTTAATCATTCGAATACGAATCGCTGACGGGGCAAAGGATCTTTTCTCGAGAAGAGGTGCCAACAGGGAGATCATCGACTCCATGGCCTCTTGAGGAACATACGAGGAGGCATCGAACGGTGAGGATGACATACGAATGGAACTTGGAGCGAACACCTGGTTTGAATCGTAAAGTGAATTTGCGAGATCTGGATCTTTACGTATTAGAAGAACTCTCTGAAACTCGCGCGGGCGTAGTACGATGCCAAGTCTCGCAGCAGCTCGGAGATTAGGTCCAGGATTTTCTGCCATTCGATCGAGAATATCTTTTGGAATTTCAGGAAGACACATCTCTTCCTTGCGAACTAAGCTCATCTGAGATGCTGACGGTGCCGGGATCCTCTTCAGCATCTCTGCTACCTTGGAGAATGAGGCGGTTTTAACTCCTAAAGCCTCATTGGCTCGGTCGTTAAATAGCTGCTTTAGATGCGAGATTTGTTTAGGCTCTACTCCATATTTTTTCTGAAATGTTCTTGTGGAGATGTCTCTCCACATCTCGAGCTCTGTCGCAGATAGTGATCCCGTAAGCAAGCGCTCCTCTGCCATACGCTCCTGCATGAAGAAGCGAAGAGCTTCGCGCTCAAGCCCACTCGAAGTGGGAATCATACCTAAAACTCGCGTAAGACGCTCTTCTACAACTACATCAGGAATCTGTGTTTTCACGGGCTTCTGTTCAGGAGCAGAAGCGATCTTCATAGAAACTGGATTAAAAGGATAGATATTCTGATTGTATGCGTTCTGTCCAGAAATCATAGAAGTAACGTTCGACATTACCTTTGCAGATCTTTCTGCACCGACAAATACGAAGGAATCGTCAAAGAACCTCGGATAGTCGTTGTACACGCCGCAAACCCGCCCATCTGGGAGCATGGCTTTCATGCCATATGGAGGCGGGGCTCCGCGCTGGACGTGCTTGCAATACTCCATAGGAGTCCTGGCATGAAAATCACATATAGAGCATCTGTCATACGGAACCTTTGAGCCCATTGAAGAATCAGGAAATTCTCCATTCTCAATACGAGTATAGAGATCCAGAGCGCCCTGCTTAGCGCACATCTCCTTGATGAGCTCAGAAACCAAGATGACTCGCTTCATGCGGTCATCCCAGAAAGCTCCTAGAATAAATCCATACGCCTTATTTGGATCTTTATTTATATGATGTCTAAATCTGTGCGCATTGTAGAAAGTAGGATATCCCCAGGTAAGAGAGCCCCATCGGGGCAGAGCTTCCGTATCGTTGGCAGCCCTTCTCCGAGCATCGATATCCCATACAGGAATTTGTTCAAATCCACGAGGAGTGCGGCGTAGTCCTGCTTCTGTAAACCAGTCCCCTCGCAGATTGAATCCTACGTATTCACCTGCACCCAAAGCCGAATTTACAAGATACAACCGACCAGGCTGTGCACTGATTGACTCAATAAGTTCAATTACTTCTGGAAGATGCTCCCCCGATGCTGTCTTGGAAAGACCTTCGGTCTCACCAAGACCATAGGAAGATCCGGGCTCCACTCGATGAATGAGTGGAGCTCCGGAGTCTGCCCTACCAGAAAACAGCGAGTACTTTTCCATCAGCCCTCAAGGAGGGACTTGGCCACAGGGCCCACAGAAGCCTTAGCGCCTTCTGCCGTGGCAACGTCGCGTGCGGTGGTCTTTCGACCCTGAATCGACTGAAGAAGCGCGGGATCAAATCTGGGAGCGCTAGTCGGGTCATCCGGATTCATACGGTTGGTCATAACCATGTCCAGAATGGTGCCTGCAATCAGTGGGTCTGCGGCATATTCGGGATTTGTAGTTCTTAGTGTCTTAAAGGCCATACGAAGATTGGGATCACTAGGATTACCCAATTGCGGATTTACTTGGACAACTCTGCGCAAGTCCCGATTGAAGGTAATTGCCTGAAGCCCGCCTTCAATAGTTTGAGGAATCTGTGCACCTGCGTATGCGAGCATCGGGGCCGCAACTGTTAGTCCGGCTAATCCTGCTGCTGTCCCAGGAGTGATGCTGATTCCCGCCTGCTTGTTTAGATCCGACGCAAGTTTCTCAAGATCGAGTAGTTCGGACTCAGAGATCTCGCCACGAGCAAATGCAGTATATGCCTCTGCAGGAACCTGGACCTTCATTGGGACTCTCCACGATTCTTGAGTTTGTTTGCAGCCGTAAGCCCCAGTCCGAGAGCTGTTCCAGCACCTAAAGCAATGGCGGCTTTGGGGTATTTCTTCGAGACATCCTTAATCATACGACCCGCTGATCGCATAGTAGAACCGGCACCGGCAGTCTTTTCGGAGAATAGAATCTCTCGGAGAACCTGCCCAACCCGCTCTGCATCTGCATTCATTTGACCCAGCGCGATCTCGAGATGAATGTGTTTCTCTTCGAGAGCTGCCAGCTTCGAGAAGGTCGCAGGAAGAGGATGGTCAGGATTCAGATCCCCGAACGAAGCTGTTTTCTGGAGATGAAGGCCAGCCGTTCTTTGCTCTTTTCTCAGCAGGAACTCACTAAGATCAGAGGCAATCTTTGAGGCAGTGGCCTCTGTCGTCTGATTCCAGTCGGTTCCAGAAAAACACGCGTGTAAGACATCTTCGACTGCAATACCGTTCTTACACTCGGCATACGCGATTTTCGATAGTTCCTGTCGCGTAGTAAAGATAGCACCATTCAGAGATTCGATATCAGCCTTGATAGCTGTAGCAGCCTCCTTCACTCCATCATGCACGCTTTTCAGGCGTCTCAGAGATTGCGCATCCTGGAACTCAGACAGGTGGTCGTTCGACGCTTGCTTTACAAGCTGATCAAACGCATTTGCTGGCCGAAACTTAGGCGCTCGGACTTCGGCAGACGCGTGCTTTTCTGTCATAATCCCACCAGCGAAAGAAGATGTGCGCTTAGGGGCCGCAGCGACCTTTTCAGCTTGTAGAACTTCCGCAGCAATAGCTGCATCTGGAGGATCAAACACGATGTACCGATCGGCACTGGATGCTTGCTTGTGCATCCGCTCGTAGGCGTCGTGATAGGTCATCTCGCAGATGCGACGGACGTGCTCCGCAGTGAGATTAGCCCCACAAGCACTGGCCTGCTTAACAACGGCCTCGGTGAGTGGCGTCCCGTTAGAAAGAAAATCAGTAGTGGCTGCTTGTGCCATCTGCTGAAGATATTCCTTCGTTATAGACCCACCAAACATGAGGTGATCCTTGCGCTACACAATGACAGTCACGGAAGCTGCGCGCGTACTCGGCAAAACCGAGCGGTCGATCCGAAAGTATATCAAGGATGGGCAACTTACAAGTCAGAAGCTTTCTCGAACACCACTATTAGACCCGGAAGAGGTACAGGAGCTTCTGAAGGAGGGAGCACTTCCTCGGGTCTCACATACAGAGATTCGCCAAATTCGCGCGCAGGTTCGTAGACTTGAGTCACAGATGTCTGTCGTGATGCGTGTTCTAGACATGCAGAATGAAACTCTTGGAATGACGGCAGAATACGCGAAGGGTCTCCTGGATGCCGCGCACAAGCAGCTCGAGCGAGCGGCTGCTGATACCGCCCTCGCTGACTTTGAGAACTGGTCGATGATCTTTGGCCGAATGGATGAGACTGATCTGGAGACCTTCTGTAGAGCGAATAATTCAGACTCTTGGAAGATACTACTTCGACTGAGCTCACGAATGGTGTCTGATGTGGTTGCACGTGATGATTACAAGACTTCCCTTGAGACTCAACAGACACACCGTATCCTTGCTGATTCCCGTCGAAGGTTCAGAATTTCGTGCTTCATCTATCTCGAGGCTCGAGGAGTACTGCCCCCGGAACTCAGGGATGGACACACGATCTTAGATGGTATTAGAGACCGTATAAAAAATACATAAAAATAGTCATAACTGAATTGCTGGGAGGCAGTTAGATGACAAAAAGAAAGCCCCCGCGTAGGGTCAGTCCGCCGGTTGACGTACCGGCGGAGAATATGAGCCAGCAGAAAGATGCAACCTGTATGGACACGGAGAACGCAATGAGCAAGAGCAAGAACGAGATGAACGCTTACACCAAAACCTCCTACTTCTTAGAGGAGACCGTAGGCCTCGGGCGCAATGGCAAGCGCCTTGGTGTTGGTGCTGGTGTTGGCGCCGGCACCTGGGCCGCCGGCCACTACGGCGGCGTCGAGCTTATCAACAACAATATGCCGGTCGCGGTCGGGGGCGCGGTTGCGGTCGGGTTCGTCGGGACCCTGATCGCGGACAACCTGTTCATCGATGATGAACAGGAGGCCCTGATCCTCCGGCAGAAGATGCTGGATGCGGACCCCGAGGTCCAAATGGAACTCCTCAACCACGTTGAGGAGATGGTGGCCAGCGCCGAACAGCGAAAAGTTCGTAAGACTGGCTGATTACGGATAAGACTGACGCCCCCAGTAATGGGGGCGTCAGTCTACGTCCAGTTCGCGATCAATTTTAGCACTTGGAACAATAATATCTGGGCGCGGATTATCGATCATTGAAACGATAAAACAAAGTAGTAGTGCGTGAAAACTGTCATCTGTGGTATTAGGAGACTTTTTATATTCCGTCATCCGAGTACGCTCATTGTACTCGGAGAAGATGGATAACATGTCAGAGCCGAATGGGTTTCCAAATTCCGACCACTTCGGAAATCTGAAAACAGTTCTGCGCTTGATCGCATTAAATACCGCGCTCATTACCTCAGATCGATGAATGAGAAAGCGTCCCTTCGCGGCATCAAACTTCATCAAAGTTTGAGGCGTAGAATACTGATACCGCACGATCTTCTGGCTACCGTATAGCCGTAGAAGTTCGTCGTTCGGCCAATACCCACCACCGTAGTCCACACCTACGCGAGTGACTTCGAACGCTGCCAGTAGCTTCTTAATCTTGGTAATCTGTTCTTTAGGTTCTGCTTCTGCGCCAGAGAATCTGTGGGCAAAGATGATCTTGAAGAAACCATCTATGTAAGCCCCAATCATGAGAATTGTGTACGAGTTATTTGAATCCTGTCCCCAGTCAATACCGGCGTATACCTGCTTTCCTCTCAGTTTAGGAAATACTTCTTTTAGCTTATCTGCTTTAAAAGAGAACTCAGAATCGCAGTTCGCGAGTACATCGCTCTGCGTAAGAGGTCTTTGGCCAGAGTCAAAACTGGCACCTAAAACCTCGTTGTAGAACTTGGCTCGAGGGTACTGGTTGTACTTGGTAAGGATGTTGCTCCACTCGAGCCAAGGAACCATCAGCTGCGGAATCCGAAAGCCTTCAAAGGTATCGAACTTCGGATTTGGATTTCCAGTTCGAACCCACTGAGCCAGTGGGTGATCAGGCTTAATCAGCTCTCCACACTTGTCGCAGGATAGCCCTTTAATTCCGATGTTCTTTTCTCCGAGTATGTTCCAGTGCCACGATCCTGGATTATTGGGGAGACCGTGCCGGTCACAAGGAACCGCCCACTCATTTTGAGTTGAGTACGCATCCCAGTAGACCTGAATGGGGTTGTCAAGGCTCTTTGGAGTTCCACTGTAAATAAACCACTTAAAAGGACTATGAGAGGCCGCCTCTTCAATAACAGGGATGTTATCTAACAGAAGATCTTGGAACTCATCCATACAGATAAGATCTGCTGACAACCCACGGCATCTGTCAGCATTTAAGAAAGCATACCGAAGTTTGATTTCACTTCGATTAATGGCCTTCTTTTCAAACACGTTATCAGTTAAGTGCTGTGGAAACCAAGTTTTTAAATCTGGACAGGTCTCAAGAGGCTCCTTGAGGCGAGTCTTAGAAAACTCCTTGGTCTGCTGACTGGAAGGAGAAACGTACAGAATACGGAAGTGTGGAATCAAGCAGGCATAGGAGAGTGTCTTATTTCCTAATGTAGTACTTTTTTCAACCTGTCTTCCACACATTAAAAGAACTCGAGGTGCTCGTATATCGTAGATATCTCTTAGGTAGTTTCTTTCCGCAAAAGAGAAGTTTTCCAGCTGCCGAGTATGGGGGTTCGGCATCATCATCGTCGTTTCAATAAATTGAGAAGGAGTTAATGGAATTTGTGCATTTCGTAAATCCTCCTCCGTAACACGAACAGCATCTCCTCTGGGGGGAGTGTAGTCCCAGGGACCGGAAAGGGGGTCGGAAAAACTCATAGAATCCTCGTCATAAGAGTTTTATGCTCACGATGAGCATAACAGGAGTCACAGATGGCGACGATTGTTTGTGGATATGATGTTCGTCAGATTCGGGGCAGCCAAGAGCTTGCCCTCATTGTCCATCTCCTCGACAGCGTGGAGATGAAGGTGACCACAGCCATTCGGATCGTCTCGGAGGATCCCTCCGAGATTGCGCGGTACCTCGAGCGGCACAAGAACCGCTTCGGTGAGCGGGTCTCACTTACCGGCAACAGAGACATAAAGCTCAACATACGGGGGAGCGAGAACACCGGGCGAATCGCGGGCCACTCGGTCACGGTGGACCGATGGTTCGGTCTCCGCGCCTGGGCGTGGCTGGACATGGCCAGCGACCAGGGCAGCGTGAACGTCCCGGTGCTCACGCACACCCTCCCCTTCGAGGAGATGGAGAAGGTTGAGGGTGAGACCGAGGAGGCCATGCTCTCCGCGTACATCGCGGAGACGATGAACAACCTGCAGGAGGTCCATCCCTTGCGCTCGGTGTGGCAGGTTAAGGTGTCGGCCAATGGCCGATACTACTTCACCGCAGAGCCCGCCACTGAGCCTCAGATGGGTACCGCTCGCAGCTAAGAGCTTCGAGCGGAGCCTACTCGGAGACATGTACGGGTGGGATTTGTTGCCGCAGGTGGATCCCCTCAAGTGGGTGTTCCACCTGCGGCTGGTGCGCCACATAAAAAAGGAAGAAGTTCCTTTTTTTAGGTCCCTTTTAAAGACCTGGTGTGACGCCAATGATGCTGTATACAAGAAGTCCCACTGGGAGAAGTGGGACTTTAAGGCAATTATTTTAATTAAAGGGCTGGGTCCGATTCGTGAGAACGACCCATTTCAGGATTCCTGAAGGCACCTATCTACCAGCCCAAGAAACTTCTCGGTGTAGTGCAGGTAGTTGAAGAAGGGAGAGCCGCACACACCCTTTGCCCGAATCGCAAGGGACTCAAGTTCCGGGACATATGCAGCACTGAAGTCATCCGTCTTTCCGAAGTGTACTTCGATGATCTCTGCAAGGAGAGTCTGAAAGTCGGAGTGCCGAACTTTGAAGAATTGGTAGATGAGATCATCTCCCTTTCTGATGATCTCAGCACGAAACTTCTTGCCGCGGTACTCTGCACGAGGGGGAACCGAGATCAGCTCCGCCTCGTTTACAGTTGTGCGGCTGGGGTCAGCCATGAAGGCGGGAGTCATCCGATATCCGCGTAAATCTTAAACCGAGCGGCGGCGTCGGTGTTGTGAAGTACAATATTTGCCCAGTTCGCGGCAACAGGAAGCTCGAGAGTGTACTTAGCGCCCGCCGTAAGTAGCTGATGTTTGAATACATACTCAGCAACATCTGCATCGTATTTCGAAGAGGAGTAATTAGGCGCTACTAACTGCCTAAACCAGTGGGCTGCCGTAGTGAGGCTTGGATCGCCGAGATTGGACAATCTCAGATTTAGATGCAAGGCCTTACTACTGGCAGCATTGATGACCTCAATTCCAATAATAATCTTGGAAGCGTTAGCGACATTGATTGCAGTGCTGTAGTGCCCGGCTGCCAGAGCAGCCGTGTAGGAGGCCTGGTCCGCAGCGGCTCCTGTAGGAGCTCCGTAGATGGGAGTAGTCCCCCGATCCTGATGGGCATCATTGCAGAAGATTGAAATCCAACCAGAAGAATTAACAGTATAATCAGGACCACCTACGAGTCCCGGCACATTCTCTTCTTGAAGAAATGCGATCATTGCATTTTCATCACGAACGGTCTTTGAACGTAGTGCAGGCATCATTTCCTCGTAGTCTGGATGATCTCGTCGCGAGTCCGATTGCTGATGGATCCCGTAGGCGCAAGATCTACTAAGCTCGGGACCTTCTGCTTACCATGAAGAACCTTGAACTTCTCAAACTTCTTCAGAGTTTCCTGAAGCGCAGTATCTCCCGCCTGCACTCGCTCGTCAATTCGCGCAAGTCCTCGGGCAAGATTTCCAAGCATCTCAACCTTCTTATCAGAGAGCGGAAGAGTCCGCGTCTCGAGGAAGGTGTGGTACAGCTCTGACCTGACTTCCATCATGATCTTCTTGCCGTCCAGCTCCCTCCGAATTCCAAGTCGATAGGAGGTAGCCTCGGGCCCAGCGCGGACAGCAAGCTGATACGCATTTTTAAGTGGAGAAGTTCTGGTACTCGAGTCTCTATCCAAGTAGGTCGACCAGTCACCGATCCCCATGATGTCCGAGTTCCAGAAGTAGTGCCTGAACTCCGCAATGGCGAGCTCAGATAACTCCGTTCCAAGCTCCCGCATTTGATTCGAGATGTCGAAGAATGGAACTCCTCCCAGAATGAAGGTCTCTACTCGCTCCCTGTTTACCGGAGACAGGAGGATCTTCTCCCGCATCTCCTCCGTATGCTTATCTGGAAATACTAATGAATAAAGTTTCTTCTTTCTAAGCCAAGATACCGTAGGTCTGTGTTTCGAGTCCCACGGCCTGAAGTCAGTGGGCAACTTTGCTACGTCCGATTTACATCGTTCAAGATCTACTTCAGAGATTTCTGATAGGCCATAAATTTGTAAATTAGTATTAACCTCGTCGTGGTTGAGCGCTGAACCGACGACGAGGAGATATTTTACAAAGAATTCAGCGGGATGAGCCAAATCACACCTGGTAGGATTTGAGACTCTTTAACCCAGTGATCACGTCCTCGAGGGCAAACATCGCACGCACAGCAGCAGTCTTGGGAATGCTCTGAAGTCCCAGCTGTGCGGCAAGTGTGACACTCGCAAGTTTGGCAGACGCCTCCTCGAGCTGCGGAAGGAACTCGATGAAGGTCTCGACGTTCTCTGGATTGAGGAAGTTCAACGCCAGCACAGCATCAACTGAGGCTGTATCCACAAGCGCGGATGCCTTCTTGTCGAAGGTGATAGCAGAGATCTCCTTAAGCAGGTTGACGCGCTTGGGCAGCTCCGTGTCAAGCATGTCCACAGCGGCTTCTTTTAGCGCTCCCTCATACGCCTCTTCGCGAGTTGATAGCGGACGAAGGTTGAACATCCGAAGTGGCTTGCCATCTGAGGCAGCCTTCTCGAGACACGCAGCGCTGAGATTCTGAGGCATGCCAGCCGCAGCTAGCCAGAACACTCCGTCTGCCCAAGAGTGCTCTCCTGATCCGATCTTCTCGAAGACCGGGCCACTGAGCCGACAACCTCCCTCCCATGCCCGAATTTCGGCCATCGTCTCATATGCGTTCGCCTGCGCAGCCTTCATCAGCTCGTTGCCGGCTGCCAGCTGTACCGGATTCTCAAGTGGCATGAACTTAAAATCAGCCGGAATGGCGATGTCGGTTGTCGACGACGCCACAGGACGCTGAAGACCTTCAGAGGGGATGATTCGTAAATCTGTTCCGTTCATATCTTGCGCAGCGAAGTATCCGTTTCCTTGCACCTGCACCTTGGTGATGATGTTGAAGGGCACGGTACACATGATGGCCTTGCCATTCGTCTTTACAAAGACACCAAGGCCGCGGATATCAGGATTCTCTGGAATCGGGAGGTTGTGGTTCACGCCTACAAGTGAGCCTGAGATGCCTGGCTGCACTGAGTATGAAGCGCCGTTCGTAAACAGCGCCATTGAGGTCTGAGTACCCTGAATAGGATCAAAAAGACCGGGGATAACATAACCAACCATTTGCTTTCCAGTCTCAGCGTTGGTCACCTTGTAGATACCAAACGCACTTACCGGAAGCATCTGCTCCGCCATAGGATCGGGCTGTGCTTGAACACCCGTAACGGTGGCAGCGCCCTGCTGATCTGCGGCTTGTAGCATTTCAGGCGGCAACGCCTGCTGTGCTTGCGGTGCGGAGACCTGTGCCTCCTGCGGAGCCATATTTGCCGGAGCGGCCGATACTTTGATGGTGTAACCATACCCAGAAGGACGAACCTGAACTACATCGATCCCGGGACGAAACCGCAAAGAGGCAACTTTTGCCATACGCCCAAAAGGTACGATCGGCTCAGCAGTAAGATTCTGCAGACCTTCTACTACTGATGCGTTTTTTTCAATCATTCTTCTTATTTCAGGGTGCCGGAACTCCTCTTCGAAGCGCTCAAAGTCGCTTTGATTAATAGTTCCTGCGATAGCTCTACAGAGAGAAGCGACTTTCTTCATCGGATACCTCAGCCCTGCCGCGACCGGCGGAAGCGTTCCTGTTCTTTAGCATCGTGTGATACGCCAAAGCCTAGCCCACCACCCACAAGGGCCGATAATCCGGGGACTGCCGCTGCTTCCAAAGGACTCGCCTTAGCTAAATCCTTCGGATCGTATACAACCCCTTTCTTCTTTTGCTCTTCTAATGCCTTTCGTTCTTCGGCTACCCGTGCCAGAGTATTCTTTCTACCCTGCTCACTCGTTATCTTCATACGATCAATATCAAGTCTTTGGTTTCGCAATTTTTCAATATCAGTCTTTATCAACTTCTCAGCATTTACAAGCTGATCTCTTGCATCTTGCAGGGCTTTTTGTGCATTCTGCAGTTGGGGATTGGGACCTGTCTGCTGAAGACGACTATTTACCATTTTTAGATTTTTCTCTACCTCAGACAAGCTCTTTCGATTATTACGCATCGTCATGTACTGATCGGAGATTTGTTGATTTGTTCTTGCTGTTCGGTTCTTAACCAAGTAATCATCAAAATCGTATTTAAGGGTTCTTCTTGGTGCTTTCTTATCAAAAGACTTTATTGCTTCATCCATCTTGGGACCAAACTGCTTTGAGATCTTTCCGGCCCTCATTAGAGGGCCGAGAGTTCCGATTCCAGTTCCAGCCAGTCCACCTGCCAGTGCTCCGGTTGCTGCAGAACTTCCAGCATCCTCACCGGAACCGACAGCACCAATACCAGCTCCGGCTGCAGAGCCGATAGCTGTGTTTATTCCTACAGATCTTGTAACGGGATTGGCTGCAAAGGCTTTTAGTCTGTCGAGGGTACTTGCAGGGGCAGATGACATCTTAGACTGCCCGGCACGTACGAAGTCATCGCAGACACTCTGAGGTTCGCACTCAAATGAAAAACGCTCACAATACCCAGCGCCATTATTGAGCGCCCGGTAGTATGCGCAATTTTCGCACCGATCATCTCCTGCGGTTGGGCGATAGTTAGGGGCATCTTCAACCCCAGCCATCTTGGGCCAAAAGGGGAGCATATGAACCTCAGATCGACGGAGGGGGGACGTGCGCGTAACTTCCATCAGGCTTCTTAGTAAAGAGAAGCAGCATGCCCTGTGATCCTCTTCCAGAGCGACCAGCGGTCAGTTCTTCTCTCATTAAAGGTGCAATAATTTTACGAATATCAGATTGATCTTTAGTAGATTCTAATTTTGATCCAATAGACGCTGGGACAGCCATTACAAATTTGCTATTTCCCATCTGGTAGAACGAAAAACTTTGAGGACTGGTGCCACCCGGCAGTTTAACTTTAGAATTCTTGAGAACCACAGACGCAGGGAGTTTAGATCCCGCGGAGAAGGATAATGTCATTCCAGCAAGCTTTGTTACTACTCTTCCATACTGTGAAATAAAGGCAGAACTAAGCTTATTGATGCCCATTGAAGAGGCACCATCACCGACCACGCGACCAAAGCCCTGCCGCTGCTGGTACGGTGGGTACATCTGATCAATGAGAGACTTCTGTCGCTGGGGCTGATCCGCAGGCCCCTGGAACATCGACGGATTCAAGAGCGCCGATTCAATTCGCTCTGCGGTAAGTGGGTAGACATTTCCAGCCAGCTCAAAAGTATGAAAGGGTTGTAGAAGGCGATCAGCAACAATGATCGGGATACGAACCATGTTCTGAGGGTTCTTTGATGCCGTTGCCGCTGTGGGGTCGTTCTTCGCCATCAGGAGGGCGTGACCGAACGCAAACCCGGCCTCGGGCTCAATTCTCTGCATGTCCAGATCAATCTCATACTGAGACAAGAAAGGCAGCTGCTGATGTAGGCTGCTAAGAACCTGCGCAGGCCACTTGGTATCGTCATCAGGCATCTTAGCGATGGATGCCTGCTTCTCGAAGAAGCTATGAGGATCGACTGGCTTTAGAAATAGAGAGCTGGACATGGGCTACTCGACTTCGAGAGTTTTCGAGAGATGAATACCGGATGCTATCTCAGCAATGAGAGCAGCGGTCTCTGGAGTAGGACTTCCTGATGTAGAGGCGATCTCTACGATCTCCTCCAGAACTCCAGAGAGTCTACTCAAAAAGTCAGTGCCGAGTAACACCGACTTGGCAGCGCCAACATCTACCTCTTGAACGACACGTATCTTACCCGCAGTTGTAATCAGCGCATCGCCCGCTCGGGAAACTGCGAGACTTGCCGAAGGTACGGGTAGCGGCAGGGTCTCATCAGAATTGACTTGAACGACTAAGACAGCCTGCGCACTATCGAGTGTTGCCGGTTTTTTTATAGTTACGATAGATGGAATTATTGTTCCAAGAGGTCCTTCGACATTCAGGGTTACGGGAGTGTCTACAAGAGGCGGAGCAGGAACAGGGCCGTCTAGCTCTACTCGGATATCAGTGGCACCCTCGATCGTCCTGACCGACCAACTTGGAGAGCTAACAAACTCCCTAACAGTCGTCTCGAGAGAGCATGTCAGCTCCCCATAGGAGCTCTCTTCCCGAAAGTTTGTACTCCACTCGGAAGTCCCGCCAAAGGTCTCTACCTTCCAGTTTTCTGCAAAAGCAGCAATTTGATTTGTAAAAGGATTAGTAACTATTCTTGATAGTGCGGACCCCCTAAACTCAGTAACGCCACCTCTACGAGCAATAAATCCATTTCCATCCTTTGTAAGAACAACCATATCTCCAGGATTTAAATAGGGTCTATTAGAATGAAACGACCCTGGCTGTCCGTCTTTGGATGAAGAGGACACGGAGGGGGCAGACATTAGTAAGAACGGAATTCCTTCATCAGAAGGAACGCATACATAGCAAATAGTACCTATTTCGGGCATGTAATGAATTCCCTCTCCCGACATTGATGCGTAGAGCGAGGGAATTGCAACTTCAGCAAATGACCTTTTAATTGCTTCGCACGATACCGAACAAGTCCAGCGCGCACCGTCAACTGCAACGATGCGCCCCTGGAAAATAGAGGACTTTACTGGTCGTAAACTTTTACTTGACACTAATTACCTCGTTAGCATGTAGCCCGTACCTAATCCGGCAGCTCCTAGCCCACCAACACCGATAGCTGTCGCAGCACCGGGATTATTAGCAATAAACTGACCTGTACTGTCTGCAGCACGAGATCCGTAGAATTTTAAGGTATCACCAAGTCCGGCCTTGTTTGTTAGCTTATCGCCTCCGAGACCGAGAAAGGATCGCCGTGTGGCTCCAGTCCGTCTAAGGTCTGAGAGGGACCCCTTTGCTGCACGAGACAGCCCTGTACCGAATGATTTAACTGGAGATAACGCAATACTCTTCCCTAAACCGCTAGTGAGATTAGAGATTAGACCTGCCTGTTTATCTAACGAATCGTTTTCCCAAAGAGGATGATTGTCAATAAGGTATTGGTATGCCGCGAGTTTGTTCATGGGAACCTCACAGGAAAGAGAAGAAGCCGGGCTTGTTCTGAGACGGAAGGGTTGGTTTTGGATTCCCCGGAGGTACAACCTTCGGGATGTTTACCACGCGATCCGTGATTTTTGGAGCAGCGGGTAAAGGCTGACTGCCAGGAGGCTCGAGACCGAACTCTGCGCCGTGTGCGATACCCGCAATGGGATGACCGTGAATATCAGACTTCCAGTTCTGCGCGGCACCTTCAGTGTACGTCTCTTGAAGGCGCTGGAAGTTTAGGCGCGCCATCCAGTCTTCCTGGGCAGCAAGCGGCATCTTGTTCATGGCCTTGAGCTGGGGCGAGTGCTTAATCTCGCGCTTACTCATAGCACGGAGTTCTTTGTTCTTCAGCTCGATCTCAGACAATGGAACTAACTGACCTCGTAGGTATGTGGTGTCATCTCCGGGATCATCAATTCTCGTGAGATCCGTCATCGCGCGGATAACGGTCTCAATATTTCTTCTACGTTCATTTCCCGTTGTCTCTGTGTAAAGCTCGTTCAAAGAATCCGACAAGTGCATGCGGACCGCTGACATGTTGTTTGTGATACTTAGAATATCGTGCGGGTTTTTGCGACCCTCAGATAGCGCGTCTGTCTTCTCTACTTCAGCACCGACACGAATGCTGGAGAGAAGAGGCGTTGTAAATGGTACGACGTGCTTCCTTCCGTCAATAGTTACAATTTTACCGCCAAGGGGATCTGATTCGATCTTTTCGATCTTCCCGCTCACGGTAGCTAGTGTGGCTGCGCCCTTGAGCTTTTGAGGTACTTTGAAGAGGTCTTCTGCTGCAGTGTAATAATCGCTGACTCCACTAGTCCCGCCAACACCGCCGGTGTGGAACGTTCTCATCTGCATCTGGGTAATGGGCTCACCCAGCGCGTGTCCTGCAATGATTCCGACGTTCGTACCCACCGGATACAAGGCCCCTCGCTCACTCAGTCCGTAGCAAGTAGCGCAGATCCCCTTCGTCTCATTGCAGTACAGAGTAGAACGAACAAGAACCTTTCTTGGGCCGTCATTTTTAATTTTTGATCTAATCTGAGGCGTAATTAGAGTTCCCTTCGCAAGAGTAGGTCCGTCCTTCAGCGGAACTTCTCCAGCGAGGAAGCGGCCTTCAATGTCCGACTCCATTGCAGAGAGAAGAGCCCCGCGGTTAGTGCCGCAGTCTCTTGACTTAATGGTGTTGTCAATAACAGTGTTAATAAGCTCCTTGGTCAGCGCACCTGGCTTTGCCGTCGCTGATGCGCGATCAATGGTGCCCTTCCGGGCTCCATGAAGTGCGGTGTAGTACTGCGATACCGGAAGTCCCTCACCAAAGGACTTGGTGATGGCAAAAGGAACCGTCTTGTTCATCGGATCCTGGACCAGCATTGGGCCCATCACCATCTGACCGAACTGGTTCCAATCTCCCTTAGCTCCAGAACGTGCCCACTCCCACATGCCGTTATCTTTTGAGGCATTATATTTCGTCTCTCCAACCTGCTTCAGTTCTTTCTGTGCTTTCTGATACAAAGACACTATTTTTTCATTCTTAATTGCACGAGAGCCAGGACCGCTGAGAATCTTGTTCTCTTCTGTCTTGTACTTCTTTAGTACTTGATCCCGCAGCTTAAACCCATCGTGGAAGTCATTAACCTTTACGCTTGAACCATTTTTAAACGCGAGCTGGAAACCAATGGTTTTCCAGTCGTCGATCATCTTCGCAAACTCTTCTGGCTGTGCTCGAGCAATGCGGGTAGCAAATCGCTTCATGCCGCCCTTAGCCATTCTAAATTCTGGGTTGTAAAGAAGATCTTCATCATTCTTAAACTCTGTTGGAAGAGTATTGTTAATCATCAAACGACCCGCAGTAGTAGGCTTATTCATGCCGACGACCGAGATCACATCGTATGACTTGAGCTTCCCAGCTTTAAGCTGCTTGATGGCTTCATCTACAGTAAAGCTGCCCGAAACCTTCTTGCCCCACTCAGTTGCCTGGTAAATACCAAGTACAGAATCCTGACTTGGAGTAGTCATCAGACCGCCACTAGTCGGAGAAAACAGATTCTTCGACGGCATCATCGCTTTGGCTTCTTGTACAGCCCCCTCCGTAATGGGGACGTACATAGCCATCGTGTCGCCGTCAAAGTCTGCGTTAAAACCTCCGGTCACTAGAGGATGGATCTTGATTGACTTCCCTTCAATGATTCTGGGCTTAAAGGCCATAATCGAGAACATGTGAAGCGCTGGATCCCGCTTCATCATTACTGGACGATCACGGACAACTCGTTCGAGGGCTTCGTTGGCAGCAGGGTGATTTTGTTTAATCTTCAGGCGTGCATCACCTGGAGATGTCGCCCGGCCCATGCCTCTCCACATCTCCTTGATGACGAATGGCTTGTACATCTCCATCAGCATTTCGCGAGGAACGCCGACCTCATCAAGGGGCATCTCAGGATCTGGTGTAATGACTGAGCGACCTGAGAGATCCTGCCGTTTACCCAAAACTCCTGACTGGAAGAATGAGCCCTTGGGCTGTTTCAACCCTGTGAGCTTGTCCATTAATGAAGGGACCTGCTTGCCCTCCATCTGCATGCCTGAGACTCGGAGAGCTTTGGTTGTTGCGTAAATCTCTGCCTGGAGCTTCTGAATCTCTCCAATCGGTAAATTTTCCTTTTTTGCCTGTTCGTGCTGCTTTACCATCTGTCCAATAATCGCGTACATCTTGTTAGCGGGATCAATGATCTGAGTCCCGTCAAATCCGATACTCACCCTTCGAAGGGTCGGAGGTAGTACAGGCAAGACTTCGTTGGTGTAGGCATCTACTGGCTTAATGCCCAGCTCATCCAATGCGCGGAGATACCGAACCCGCTTATAGGCGACATTCAGTTCGTTCTCATTGGCCTCATCTAATTCCTTCTCGGCAATTTTTAGCTCCTTCTTCACGTCAAGGGCTCGAAGCTTCTCCTCGATTACCTGGAAGCCAGACTTCCTTCCCACGGCTCCCTCAGCCGTCAGAAGTCTCTGGAACTCCGGCTTAGGCATGCGGAGAAGAGAACGTACGGGCTCCTCAAAGACGGGATTGGGGATCCGCATACCCAGATCCATATGTGACCATTTGGTCCCTTCAAGCCCGCCGGTCTTGGTTCGATCGAAAAGGCCTCCGCGCTCCTCCTTTGTGAGTGATCCCTTGGCTGCGAGGGTCCTCTCCGGAAATGCCAGCTCTCCAGAGCTTTGGGCCTTGGTCTGCTTATCCGTCATGGGCATAAGGGAGTATTCGCGCCCCTTTCTTTCGGTGTAAACTCCCATTGCGCGCATATAGTGCGTGAACTGTTCCATAGAGCGAGGAACTTTGGGCGGGGGAGGACGCTCTCCCCGCATGATGCGAGTCCAGACATCTTCCGCCTGCTCTCGGTCGGACTTGTAGGTCTGCATCTCTCGGAGGTTGTGTTTCGCTCCGTGCGCAAGAAGCGTGTAGGTATCGAGGCCTCCGATACGCTGACCGCCTTCCCCAAGTCCAGATCCCTGCGAGGCTTCTCCGGTCGTCTTGTATGCGTAGCCGAAACCACCACCTCGCGCGGAAATCTTCTTTTCAGCCTGATGATCAAGCTTGAGGATGTACTGCATCCCAGTCAAAACCTGACCTAAGCTCTCTCCAGTCTCGGGATCGAAGAGCTCATCAGTATCTGAAATCTTGTGCTTCTTTAGTTCATCTTTTACAAGCTGAGAATAGTCTGTACCTGCATCGAAATTATTAACTACAAATGGCTTACCCGTTTTTAGTGCGATCTTTCCAGCAGCGGTCTCAAGAACCTGACCCGGATTCATACGGGACGGAATGCCAGCAGGAGACATAAGAATGTGAACTGGCTCCCCGTTCTTGTCCTTGGGCATCTTATCGTCGGGGAGAATTTTAGTGACAATTCCCTTGTTACCATGACGTCCAGAGAGCTTGTCTCCGACCTCCATCGTCTGCTCAGTTCTGATGAAGACGGCAATCTTGCGTCCGTTGTTTACAACTCGCGCAACTACTCCATCGTACTCGTGATCCCACTTCACCGAAGAATCTACGTAATCCTGAACCGCGCCCTTTAGTCTCTTACGAATATCTTCGGTGTCCTTGGAGAGGGACTGCTTTTGAAGTTTTGCGATTAGGACATCGCCTGGCTCTATTTTCTGCCCAACTCGCACAATTCCGTCATCATCGAGCTTCTGGAGAATTGCCGGCGTCGCTTTGACCATTCCGGCATACTGACGCCACATCTTTTTATTGACGACTACATTCGGGTGCATCTCTACTTCTACGGAATGAAGATGGCTCGAGACCAACTTCTCTGCCGCAGACTCCGAGATCACAAGACCATCTTCGAAATTGTAGCCGCGATAGGGAATATACGCGACTCTTAGATTCGTGCCTAATGCGAGCTTACCATTTTTAGTGAAATTAGAGTCTGCTAAGAGCTGACCCTTCTTTACCTTGTCTCCCTCTTTTACTACCGGCTGAGAATGGAGCATATGCTTAGCCCCATTCAAAGGGTAGTTATTGTACAATGCATGTCTATACTTCTTTTTGTCGGTACCTAAAACAACAATCTCCTCCTTATTCACAGAGCTGACTACTCCGTCTGCGTTTGAGGAGATCGAGGCTGTACCGCCTACTAGATCCTCATACGCGAGTCCTCCACTTGCCGCAGTTTGGACCAGCGGTGCCTCTCGGTTCTTGAGGCCGACAGCCTGCTCCTGATGCTTGGTAGCCATCATCGCGCGGTTTCCGTTGTCGTTCTGGACAAACGGAACCAGGTTTGCGCTAGCTGCAAAAAGAAGCTTGGCAGAGGGAAGAACGTAATCTACGTCCTTCCACGGTCTCTTGGAGGTATTACGATCATTATCGTAGACAATGACATTGGATTCTAATGGTGTGACTTTAACAGTGCCGTCTGAGTTCTTCTGAATCTTGACCTGATCTGGATAGGCGACTACGGCGCGCTCGAGATCAGCAGCCGACTTACGCTCGATCTTTCCAGTGCGAACATTGACTACCTGCGCAACAAGGTCATGGCCCACTTTCTGCGCACCAAGAGGGATGTGCAGATGAATACCAGTCTGCTGACTCTCGGGTGTTTGAAGTGGGTCCAGAAGGCCGAGATGCGACGGGTTGATCATCTTGTCGGGGAGGAGATTGACGTTCTCTCCTTTGATTCCACCGAACTCAGCTCCCAGAATCGTCGTCTTCGTATGGTTTGATAAAAACTGAAGAGGATTTGTCTGGGTGGGCAACTGCCCCGCCTTAAAAGGCTTCAGGATTGCAGCTCCGTACCCCGCGGCAGATGCAGGAATAATGTCCTGAATCGTGGTCTTTCTATCTACGTTATTTCTAATCTTTCGAGTTAGCGCGTAAATTGTCTTACCGCGTGTAAGCTCTTCAGAGACGAAGTCTTCAATTCCGTATAGCCGCTTGTTTGACAGGGACTGCCGGTCATCTTCGGGCACATCTCCTCGGCTGATGTCTACGAGCTTCTTCGCAGATAGAAGAAGTGCTTCTCCAGTAATAGAGGTAAACTCCTTCCCAAAGGCCGACTTCATCGTTTGAGGGCTAACTTCTGCAGACTCAAAAGTCTGCTTCGCGAATTTCGCGGCCTCCGAAACCGAAGGCTCTTTGTAGTCGGAGGCGCCCCTACCTTCGATGGCCTTATGAAATTTTAAGATATCGCTAATCTTGCTCTTGTCTCTATTTACCTCAAAAAGCTTGTCCCCAAGAGCACGTTGAATCTGAGCATCCTCGACACCGAGGGCTCTGAGGACTGGGTAGATCGGGATATCAACTGTAGAAGTTCCACTGCTCTTGATGCTCATCGTCATCAAGCCCAGCTTCTTAGGATCTCTACGCTCAATGTAGATATCGAACGAACCGACCTTGCTACCAGCGGCGACGTTCCACTTGGCAAGCAGGTCTCCGTTCTGTGCCTCTGCGTGGTAAGCGCCTGGGTTCAACCGAAACACACCATCCAGCTGCATCTCGTTACCGTTGATGATGTAGCTGTAGCGCGTGGTGACCTTCGGCAATTTTCCAAGAGTACGAGAGCGCTGATCAAGTACCTTTCCAGATGCCTTATCTGTTAGCTTAAATACACCAACAATATCTGGACCCCAGGTACGATCATTTAGCCTGGCATCAATCTGACTATTGTAGTTAGCCGGGTTGAATTGAGCCGAGCCCTTGTCCGACTCATCTTCAATCTCAATGCGAACTAGCTCGAGCTTGTGCTTGTTGCCTTCGATCGGGAAATGCGAAGAGATCGCCTCCTTTGTCTTGGCAACGAGCAGCTTGTGACTCTCGAGCGGGTTCATGTTAGACATAAAACTTCTCCGAAGTGAGGTCATAAGTATAACAGCCGGATCATAGCCCCGGCTGGAGGTAACATGAACCCCAAGACTTTCGCCGACCCCGATGAGGGGTCATCGGACCCCTTTCAGGGGTCGGACAGGTTTGGCGACTGGGATTGATTTTCTGGATGGCGCTGATTGTCAGCGCCATCCAGTCCTCGATCGATGTGATCGAGGACAATGAGTCATAGTCGCCAGGGAGGGCGCCTCCGAGCGCAGCTTCAAGCTGCGCTCGGAGGTTTGCCCTCCCTTCCTCCTTCCACTCCGTTTTCCTTTAAGACCGTGGAAGAGGACCAGATTCAGGAGTTCTGCCCAGCAATACAAGAGCGGTGCGGACTCCTAGATTGCCGGGGATGCACGGCACTACCAGAGAAACAGACCTGGCTCTGTTCTACCTGTGCGAAGAATCCCGCGCCTTTCTGGACGGCAGGATCTTGCGAGCAGTGTGGGGTGGAATCCAGTTTTCTAATCCTGGAGCGTGAATGAGTCCGTACAGATGTGACTGGTGCAGCGCCTCAACTGAGCGAGGCGAGAAGATGGTGTGTCTCTCCCGCCATACAGTCTTGAGGAGGCCTCATGGCTGGGAGCTGGGAGAGAACGTCTTCGCGCACCATGGCAGCGAGGCCATGTTCCACGAGCAGTGCTTCGTGGCTAACTGCCGTCAGATCCTGGATGAACTTTACGCAGGCATCCCTACCGAGTCACCCCGGCGGCGGCCGGCTGAAATCACTCGCTGATCTCAGCCGACCTGCCGTCCGGGGTCTGCCTGCGGTGTTCCAGAAGGAGCGGGGTTCTTCATCCCATCAAGCGGGTTGACTGCGGATCCCTTGTCGTTCATTAGCTGCACTACGAGCTGGTACAGAGGAGGATTCTCCGTCTGCATCTGTTGTAGTGCTTGATACATCGCGTCCTCACCCTGCTCTCTTTTTAGCGTACGGAAATAAGAGGCAGCTCTCTGAGCGACATAGCGCAGATCAACTCCACCAGATCCGGGTTGAATCTGAGACTGCACGCCAGCCATAGCTGTCGGCATAGCCGTTTCATTAGGTGCTCCTGCATTCTCCTGATAGACAGTTGCGCCTTCGGGTACGCCCTGTACCTGCTCTACGGGTGCCTGCTGCGCGTTTGGATCTTGCGCGGGCTGCTGAGCGCCCTGCTGCGCTGCCATCTGCGCATTGGGGTCCTGCGGCATCTGCTGGGCCTGCATCTGTTGCTGCTGTTGCATCTGAGCAGCCTGCATCTCCATCTGAGCCTGGCCCTGAGCCTTCATTGTGATTGCCTGGGCCTTGGCCTGGTAGCGAGATGTGCGCAGCTGTGCCTCGCCTTGGATGTCAGCGGATGCCACCTGCATCTTGCGGTTGGACTGCAACTGCTTCTTGATCTCGCGGCCCATGCGCTCTGCCTCGAGGTCGAAGTCCTCGCCGAGCTCTTCCATGAGTCGATGATCGCTGATCTTCTGTGCTTGATTGAGCTGCAGATAGAACATGCTGCGCTGAAGATCATCTGCCATACGGAATTTATCAAAACGGCAAACTACCTTCGGCCATTGCATAAATGCTGCAATCTTATTCATAATGAATACATTCACAAGCTCATGCCGCTGCTTATTGTATCCAAGGAACATGTTCTCGAGGGCACGGAGCGACGTACTCGATCCTGACCACTGAAGTCCTCCGAAGATGAACTCGACGGGGATTCCCGCTCCAGCAAGCATCTGCTCTGCCAGAAGTCTCATCTCCTGGTACAGCAGCAATGATCTCCCCTGTCCTCCGATTTGCTGAAATCCGATGTTTACGGGAAGCACGGGAATATAATTGTGGTCCCTTTTCCACATATTGATTTCTTCATCAATCCGGCGTTTCCAGTTTGTCAGATTGTAGGATCCATACGGACCTTCGTTTCCTCCAGTATTCTGACCGGGGAAGATCATTCTCATGGGAACGATGTTCTCCATGAGGATCGCCTCGTTCGCCTTCTTCATTACCTGTAAGTAAAAGGCATCCTTCAGGAGCGGGAAGATGAGAGGGGTCCCCCAGCCCTGATCCTTTTGCGCGATGGTAGGGCGCTTTAGATGATAAAGGTTGTCCTCTGAGAAGAGGAGGGACTTACCTGCGCGCGCAGCCTCTAAGAACTCGAGCGGCAGAGATTCAATCTCGTCACAATCTCCGATTTTAATGTCATTAATCACACTCTTAGGTAATCTAAAATAATACTTCGTTTTACCAGTTATCTCATTGTGCTTAATGTCAATGTTCTCGGGATTCCAGCGAACAAGTCTGATCTCCCGGAAGCTGCGAATATAGACATCCTGCTGCTTCGCATAGCCCTGATGCCCGCAGTCGCACTTATGGATGTAGAACCTCGAGTCACGCCACTTGTACCGAAACCGATTGGTCTTCGCGCGATACCGAGCGCCGCAAGAGCTGCAGATAAGGTACTTCTCAAATGGCAGGAATACGGAAACAAAAGCGTTACCATAAACGAAGTAATCAAGCCCTACTTCGACCTGAAATGACCGAAGCTTAAGATGATCCTCAATACCTTTGTAAAGTTTAACTATTTCGGGATCTTCCGTTGAGAACACAAGCGGAGTAACGGGGTATTCCGCCATCTTGGAACAGGCTGCATTAATCACTGGATTTGTTAAAAAATAGTACCTACACCACTTGTGAAGTTCATGCTGATTCGCAGGTAGGAATTGCTGAGAAATATCGAAGAAGGGGGAAGGATAGCGAATACCGAAACCTCTCCCTCCCTCTGCGGTAACAGGGCGGGGATTGAATCGGTTTACTTCGCTAGTGACGACATTCATGTCTGTTCCTTCCTCTGACCAAAGGCAGAATCAACCAGCTTAGTGCCACCACCCACAACATCGGCACCGATGTTCTCAAGGGTCGAGCCTACTGCCATACCAGCAGCGGCAGGGACTAACCCCTTGGCACTAAAGGTAGATCTATCTGCACCTGTAAGCAGGTTTTTCTTACTAAGTCCGAGGTTTCTGCCGGCAAACAATGCTCCAGTAGCAGCCGTGATGCCGCCCGCAGCTACACCCCTTGCAATTCTCTCCGAGAGACTACGTGCCTCTCCGGTATCTGGATCCTCACTAGTGGCGAGCTCGGTTGCGCCTGTAAGAACGGGGGCCCCAACCTCAATAGCTCGCTCGCCCGGGAGGTAGTAACTAATACCTCTCGAAGCTGGTCTTCCTTGCCTTCTGGCTGCATTAATCAAGTCATTGTAAGCACCCTCTAGTTTCTTATAGTCCACGGTACGACCTGCTGCAGAGGCAGCATCCATTTCTCGCACTAAAGAATTCAGCCTTCTCGAAAGTCCCCATCCGATATTTACATTATCGTAGGTCTTCTCTCCAGCGCTCAATAAGCCGGATTTACGCAACTTTTGAACAAGTGTTTTACCCTCGGGTCCCCCTGTTAACGCCTCAAATTCGGTTACATGTGATTTTCCGCCTGCCTGAGCACCGAGGTTCGCCTGCCGTAATGTCTCGCCCATCATCTCTACGCGCTTTGATTGTGCAGCTTGTCTAGCAAACTCGTCAGCGCCAGGACCGACGTAGTTAGCTCCAGCTCGCATAGAACGGCCGATTGATGTGACAGGTTTGGTTACTACCTCCTTAGCTGCCGTGAGAAATTTTCCGGCATTTGGACTACGAAGTAACCCTCCCGCTAATAGTGCAGTCCCTCCTAAACTAAGAGGATTGATATACTTTTCTATACCAGGAGCTTTCTTTTTAGGCGGTATTGTGGGTTTTTGTGGCTTTAGTTGAGGTTGTTGATTTTGTTCTTCTTTCGTTTTTGGTAATTCAGGTATATTGAACTCAATAGGGGAGTCCGGATTAAACGCATTATGTGTTGCAATAGCCTTTTGAGTTCCTGCAACAGTTGCCAGGCCCGCTGTTTTAGTCTGTACTTCTAACTCAGCAGTATACGCAGAAAGATCTCTTATTCCCTCTAAAATTCTAGCAGCGCAGATATCATCCTCTGTCTCTCGAAGTGTCTCCCCTCCGCGCGTTAGGGCGCGAACTAAAGACTTCTGAACTCCAGCAGTTGGAAACTTAACAGTAACCTTAACCTTAGATCCATTGAATTTCTTTTTTAACTCCTCATCTGGTTCCATCTTCAGAAGACTGTCGGTATTGTATCTGTCAGTGCAGTAACTACAGAGCCCGTCCTCTTTCGGCTGCTCTTCGTTGCCACACTCACCACAAACCTGCGTCACGCCAGAAATCAGTGGATTTAAAAACTCAAGTGGCTCTGGTACATACCAGATCCCAGACTCATGAAGCTGCGCCGCCATGTAGCGAGTTACCTCCTCAGAGAATGGAGGTATGTCACCCACTGAGCCCAGATCCTTGCGAATCCGTAGCGCGGCATCTACGGCGATCATTAAGTCTGAAACAGACTGGTTATCGATGTGCGAAACAGATGGGATCTTTCCAGCCAGTGCTTGAGAGACCGTATGAAAGGTTTCCCAAGACGACCAGAACTGATCATGATTTGCGACTGAAATTGCAGCCAAGAGTTTAAGAAAGTTTACTCTTGGTAGAGAAAATGTCAGTCTCTTTTCCAGCGCCTTCTTAACTACGAATGGCTCCCACTCCAGCGCTTCTGATCCGAAGGTTCGGATGTACGAGCGCAGGAGTGTGAGTGGATGTGAGGTTGACGTCTTAAACTCAGTACCCGCCATTGTTCGTATCCCTGGACTGGGACGCCATGCGTGAGACCAAGATCTGCTGCTCGAGCGGCATCTTCTGGAACGCTCCTACTGGATCCGCCTTGAACCTCTTCATCACGTCATCAGAGAACACATCCTCCATCGCCTCGACCGCTGTGCTGCCCGAATAGCGCATCAACATAGAAGCAGTGACGTAATCCCCGCCGTGATTCCAGGAATACTCAGCCGACTTCTCTGCCCCGTAGACGCAGAGAACTGGATCCGGCAGGTTCGCACCGTAGCGGTTTAGAAGTCCCGCCCGTTCGTCCATTAGGAACAGGGCTTCCACCACGTCATCGGTAGGAAGGGCTGCTGCCATCTTGCTGAGGCGGTAATAGTCTTTCTGATACTCTTCATTTGCCGTGTACCTCATACGCTGCTGAGCGATCTTCTCAAATCGCGGATTGAGCGAGGTGCCACTGTACTGAAAGATATGGGGAGGCACAGTCGCACCAACAGCGCTCGCTACCTTGACCACATCGACCGCAGCTTCGTGGCGATCGTATGGATCCAGATCATCCCATTTCTGAATTAGCGCTGAGATCGCATCGTAAGCGGAGGCCTCCTTTACCGCATGGGAACCTCGAGATGCGAACATCCCCTTGCCAATTGGCCGTAGCTGAGAAGGCTCAAACTCCTCAGTCCTGCTTGCGTACTTCGTCGTGGATGCGGTCTTGATGTAAACCCTACGTCCATCCCCAGGAAGTGACTCTCCCTCCTGAGCAAGAAGTGCGAGGGCTGGATGCGTCGTAAGTCCAAATGCTTCTGAAGCATCCAAAAGGTTGCTTGCGGCCACCTTTACTGCACCGTGCGGAAGTTCGTGCTCCGCGTTCAGTAGATACCACTGAGACAGGAAGACGTTGCCGGCATCGTAAGCTGCGAATTTTCTGTGTTCCTTACCCGTACTGTCAACAATAATGAGTGCAAAATCACGATCAAGAATATCATCGCGCTCCTTCCACGATGCCTCCTTAAGAAACTCAAGACCTGACTTCGGTCCGTGAGCTCTAAAGAGTGCGCCGAGGTCGTCGTGCTGGTCGATCACTGTCATAGGAGGTCTCCGAGAGGTCTGATGCAGGGCGGAGTATACGCTGTCATAACCCTTTAGCACCAGCCAAGGGGTTAGTGTATGGGTTCCTTTTCAGCACAGTTTCAAAATCGAGATGGAGAGAAGCCGGAATGTTACGGTGACGCGGATTACTATGACGGATCGCATCCTATCTGTCAGGAGTGTGCCTACAAAGGCACCTGTAGACTTAAAGTTGAGTCAAATCGAAGAGGTAGTCAAACACCGGCTACGAACTATCCGAGACCAGGACAGAAGCCGCCAAATGCTCCAGCCGCCAAAGCCAGAGTCTACGAAGAGCCCGAAGGAAACGACAGCTTTACCGGAGTCCTTGCCTACAACGCGGGTCTAAACGCGGTCACGACGATGGCCGAGACGCTAACTGAGGCTCTTGCAGGCATACCGCGCAAGAAATATCCAGGACTACGAAAGAGAGAATCAAGATGATTCGAGTGCCGATCTTGGAAAAGGACGTTGCCTATCAGGGTCGGCACCTGTTTCTGCCGAAAACTAAAATACGACCAGAGACCTTGGAGGGCATCCTCACTTTCGGGGATGACCCTACCAAGGGTTCTCGTGATCTGGTTGTTAAGCATCTCGAGCACACGCAGGTTCCGCGGTACACCCTGACCGACCAACAGCTCGAAAAGCTGGGGTGTCGCGTAGTCAAGGCCCAACCATCGTTTCCTACGATTAAGTTATCTCCAAAGGCCGGATTTCGGCTAAGAGATGGGCAACTCGAAGCCTGGGAAGCTCTGAAAGAGGCAGATCGAGGCATCCTCAATCTCGCCTGTGGGAAGGGAAAGACAGTCATGGGATGGCTAAAGGCTGCCCATGAAAAAGTCCCTACGCTGATCGTAAGTCCCCAGAATGCACACCTGGACAACTGGATCGCAGAGCTGCGGCAGTTCTTCGATTACGACGGGGAGATTGGCTGGATTCAGGGTAAGAGATTCGAGTACAACAAAGACATCTGTGTGTCTACAGTCCAGACACTCGCAGCTCGTGCGGAGGCAGGAGATCTGCCCGCAGATTTCTATAATCGATTTGGCCTCGTCATTTACGATGAGTGTCATATCATGGCCGCAGATTTCTTCTCTAAGGCAAGTGCTATAGGCTCCGGCATTCGGCTGGGGCTTACAGCCACTCCCACGAGAACAGATCGATGTGAGGGAGTTTTCTACTCTCATCTGGGGCCAGTTTTTTATAGTGACATCAGCCAGGATCTAACCCCAACAATATATGTTCTTAATACTGGTGTGTTCTATGGGGAAGCTGAACGTAGAAAGATGAACGATAGAACTGGACAGCTAAATATCGGAAAGCTCCATAAAACACTGGCTGATAACGCTGATCGAAATGAACTCATTCAGGAAGTAATCGATGAATGCTTAAAGAGGGGACGTACTGTCTACGCACTCTCCCACGGCCCAGAGCACATCGAACGTTTTCATGCCGCAAATCCAGGAAGCACCGTCATACACGGCGGAACTAAGTCCAACGAAAGACTGGAAAGGCTCAATAGCGGAAATCTTGTGTTCGCATCCATCGGAGTTGGTGCTGCTGCATACAACAGGAAGGACCTGGATACCCTGATCCTGATGACCCCCTTTGCAGCGCGATCTCACTCGGCGATCACATTCCAACAAAGCGTCGGCAGAATTCTCAGGGATCTGCCAGGAAAGAAGGATCCGTGGGTCTTTCTGATTATGGATAGCTCAATAGATGTATGTAAAGGTATGATAAACTCGCTTATTAGGGAAAGTCAAAAACAAGGATATCGTGTAATAACGAAATGGAACTGGAAAACAATATAGGTGAGGTAACATGATCGGAAGTCAGCGAATCCGAGAGCTGTTTGATGAGTATCAGAGCTGTCGGAGGTGTAAGCTTCTCTGCGAAAGTCGGAGTCAGGTCGTATTCGGAAGTGGCAGTACGAGTGCTGACATCATGTACGTTGGCACCGCGCCGGGGGAAGCCGAGGACGAAGAGGGAGTGCCCTTT